GACGTTGAGCGGCTGCGTGCCGCTCAACGCCGGATCCTGGAATGGCGGATACGTGGGGGCTGTCACATCACACCGACGTGAATCGGCCGGACGGGGCGACCTTGGTGACCGTGAGGAACGTGGACGCCGTGTCCATGGTGTACGAACCAGTTCCGACCACGCGCTGAATCGAGGCGACAAACGTTTTCGTCACGGGCGCGCCGGTCAGGTTCTGGAAAATGACCTCGGCCGTGTCGCCCACCGGATACGCGTCCAGGTTCCGGGGGATTATCTTTTCCAGCAGAATGGTGCCGGTCAGGTTGGTGTCCCTGATCCGCATGTCGAAGTCGTTGCTCGGATTGGACACCTGCGCGTGCGCGGCGAACTTCAGAATGAAAGTCGAGTTCCGATCCAAGGTGACTGTGACGCTCAGCACCTGCGTTTCGGTGTTGGTGATCGCCGCCGACAGCGTGCTGCGGAACTGACCCGCGAGCACCTGGCCCGGCTCGACCACCCACGCGGCACCGTCCCAGTAGTACGGGATATCGCCGACGTACACGCGCTGACCGGTCTGCGGGCTGGTGATGACGCTGGCCGCGTCCGCCGTCGAGCTGGCCAGAGCGCCGCCAACCACGATCCACCCACCGGTGGCGGCCGAGAAGACTTCCAGCCACTTGCGGTCGATACGCCAGATGGCCATGCCGTCGTAGGGCGCGGTGGTCAGCGCGCGGTCGGCCGCGTTGGCCACCGGCAGCACGATCCCCTGCGCCCCGGTGCGAGCGGCGATGGAGGACAGGGTCGGGTTGCTGCTGCCGGCCGGCACGCTGGCCTGAGAGAGCGGAATGAACGAGTTGGGGACCGCCGGCGGCGACGCGGTGCCCGAGACGCTGGTGCCCTGCACCACGGCCACGGTGGCCGAGTTCAGGCCGGAGGAGTCGAGGAAGTTGTCCTTGATCTGCACGCCGATCAGGTCGATTCGGTTCAGCGTGCCCGAGCTGGCCGTCAACGTCACCGACGCGTTGGACGGGTTGCACCACTTGTAGTCGCCGACCGAGGCCGCCGAGTCGTTGGTGACCAGGCCGGCGCATGGGCCAACGGTGACGTTCCACGCCGACGGGTTCGACACGGCCGGCAGGCGGCCGACGAAGCAGCCTTCCCGGGCGGCGAAGGTCAGTGACTGGTGCGCCAGCGCGTCCGCCGTGAACTGGTGCAGCCGGTCGAGCGCCGCCGCGTAGGTGCCGCCCTGTGTGTATGCCGGTGGACTGGTCGCTACCACAGCGGCCCCCTTTCATTGGTCACTTGAACGTGCTCCGCCAGTCGAGGCGCAGGCTCGCCGCCGGATCGTAGGCGGCGAGGCTGTCTGTCCATCGGATCGTGTTCACGCCCGGCGCGAGAGTGAATGGCCGACCGATCAGCCGAATGTTACCGGGACTCACCGAGCCGGTGTTCGAGTCGATCACCACGGTCGATCCTGCGGCCACGGCCGCGTTCACCTGGAATGACTGGCCGGTGGTCACGTTGGTGACGGTCGGGAAGTTCACGGGGCCGGTGATGGTGAACACGGGATAGGCCGGTGAATCTCCCTGGTTGGTGGCCTGCATGACGCCACCGGGATTGGCCGACGACCCGTAGGTGTAACTGTACGTCTTGTCATAGGTACGCCCGGTGATTAGGGCGGGGTTGACCAGGCCGACGCTGGCGTTCTCGCCGCCGCCCGACAGGTACTTCCACGGCGTAGCCGCTACCAGCGAGTAGGCGATTCCGATCGCCAGACCGCCAGGCACGCCGGACGGCACGGTCGTGGTGGCCAGCTTGCCGGTGGGCCGGGTGATCAGCGCGAGCGTCAGGCCGTAGCCGAAGTCGTACCACTCGAAGATCACCGGCTGCTTGGCCGCCAAAATCGTCCGCTGCGCCGCCACCTTCTGCCACAGCAGCTGCGGGGTGGGAGCGACGATTAGGGCTTTCACGTCCACCGTGCGGGGCCCGATCGACTGCGGCCCGATTAGTCCGCCGTCCCGGCCGCCTGCCTGGTCGATCGGCGTGACGAAGTCGAGGCCGTGCACACCCTCGGGGTCGGCGCAGATGGTGAACGTGCCGTCGGCGTGACGGGTGTTGTACACGAAGTCGACGGCGGACGCGGTGAAGAGCGGGCCGACGCGGTACTGCGCGGTCACCGCCGGCACCGGGAAGCTGGCCCAGGTGTTGGCTACCACGTCACACCCCCGAGACCGCGAGCAGGTTGGGGTTGATGCCGGCCTGCACGCCCAGTTGGCTGACACCGAGCAGGCTCGCGCCGCTGGACAACGCTGCCGCGCCGTTCTTCAGCACCGCATCGGCGAACTGGTTCACGTCCGTCCCCTGCTGCATGAGGTTGGTCTGGTTGACAGTGTAGTTGACACCGCCCGCCGGATTGGTGGTCAGACTGTTCGCCGCCGCGCTGATCCCGTTCGCCACGGCTGTCGTGTTGACGGTGGGGTTCAGGATCGGCGACAGGCCGTCGAGGCCCGCCTGCGCCAGGTCGCCGGCGGCCGCACCCACCAGGCCGCGCGCGTCGCGCAGAGCGTTGGCCAGGCCGGCGGCCACGTCCTGACCGATCGAGTACGTCTCGCGGGACGGGCTGTGGCTGTTGAACCCCGAGGTGAAGCCCCCGAGGATGTCACCGACAAGGCCCTTCACCCATCCCAGGATGTTGCCTACGATGGACTTGAGTCCATTGAGTAGTCCATTTAGGGCGTCAACGCCGACCTGATACAGCTTGTTGCCCAGATTTCCGATCGCGTTGATGACGTTGCCCGGCAGGCTGCGCACAAAGCTGAGAACATTAGCCACACCATTGTTGAATGCCGAAAGCGCTTGCGACCACACGTTCGCTCCCCATGAGATAATGAGGCCAACAAGCTGCTGCACTGCGGAAATGACGCGATTGGGAAGCGTCGCGGCGAACTGAATAACAGCCCCAACCCCGTTAAGAAATGCGATGTTGGCCTGAACCCAGACGCCAATTCCCCAGTTGTAGATGTCGATCGCGAGTGAGATAAGCGCGTCGATAATCTGTCCAGGAACCGTCGTGACGAAGGTGATAACCGCGTCGAATGCGGTCGTGAATCCGCTGATCAGGGTCAGGCCGAAGTTCACGCTGAACAAACCGATGTCCGTGATCAGGACGCCGACGGCGTTGACCACGTTCTGTGGCAGATCGATGAAGAATCGAAGGATCGCACCAACGGCGAACCCGAAGTCGAATGCCAACTGCGAGATGAACGCGCCGGCTTGCGCGGGGATCGCAGCGATGAACGCCAGCACCTGCCCGGGGAGGGCGATAAAGAAACTGATGATCGACAAGACTGCGGTACCGACGAACGTGACGACTGCGTTGAACCCATCGGCGAAGAACTGTCCGACAGCGCCAATGGCAGACGACACGGCAGAGCCAATGGCAGTTCCGATGCCGACGAAGAATGACACAACACCATTCCAGATGCCCTCGACGAAGGCGACCGCCACCCCGAATGCGTTCGCGATCGTCGTGCCGAGGAACACGAAGAACTGGCCGATGGCGTCGAGGGCCGCGCCGACGGCAGCCTTGATCTTGTCGAAATTCAGGATGATCAGGATCACGGCAGTCACCACGGCGGCGACGATGGCGGCGACCAAACCCACCGTGCCGGCGGCGATCAGTGTGGTCACCACGGTCACGATCGGCACCAGGATGTTGAGCGCGCCGGCGAGCGCGATAGCCCCGAGCGCGATGTTCGCGAACAGCTCCGGGTGCGCGCCGATCGCCGTCAGCAGCCCCGACAGCAGCGGTGCCAGCACGTTGATCGCCGACACCAGGTCATCCCCCAGGGCTTTGGCGAAGGCGGCGATGTCCGGGGCGTGGTCGGCCAGGATCTGACCGAGCGACTGCAAGAGGGCCAGGAACACCTGCCCGGCGCTGGCCGCGATCTGCTGCATGGCTTGCCCCAGCGCGGTGATTGCCGCCTGTCCCTGGGCGGTGGCCAGGAAGGCGCGCAGGGCGTTCGTCAGGTCGAACAGCAGGCCGAGGATGCCAGCGCCGCCGCCGAACGCTCCGAGCAGTGTGTTCAGGATGCTCAGCACGTTCGCGATGATGTGGCCGAGCTCTTCGAAGGCGGCCACGCCGAGGGTGATGAAGTTGCCCAGCGCGCCCGACTCGCGCGCGCGGGCGACGAAGTCGGCGACCTTCTGCGCGGCGGCTGCGGCCCCGCCGGTGACGTTGGCGAAGGCCTCGGCCCCGACGGTGCCGAGGTCGCGGAAGATCGACAGCACCGAGGGCAAGGCCTGCAAGAGGTTGGCGACGCCGGCCTGTGCCGCCCCGAAGGCGGTCGCCAGGTCGTTTTTGACGGTGGCGGCGGAGAAGAACGCCGTCACCTGCTGCGCACCCGAGTTCAGCACCGTGGCCATGCCGGACAGGCCGGTGTTCAGGATGGGGAGCAGCTGGCTGCCGAGGGTGCGCACCGCGTTACCGAGGCCTTCGAACAGCTGCTGCTGCACGTCGAGCTTGAGTTGGTCGAGCTGCGGCTTGATACCGGCGATTGCCTGCGCCGTGTCGCGGGCGGACGGTGCCAGCTTGGCCAGGTCCTGGCCGAACTTGTCTGTACCAATGTCCTTGATGGCCTGGCCGAAGCCGGACACGCCGATCTTGAGGGCGGCGATGGCGGTCACGCCGGCGAACACGACGCCAGGCAGCACGCCGAGCGCGCCGGACAAGTTGATCACTGACGTGGCCGCCTGCGCCGCGCCGACCACGATCGAGGACCACTTGGACACCGAGAACACCGAGGAGAAGAACCCCGAGGCGAACCCGTTGAACGCGCCCTGAAGGCCTGAAAGCTTCGAACGCAGGCCGGTGGCGAAGGTCTCGAAGTCGGCTTCGGCAGTCTTCGGATCGACCTTCGGCTTGATCGTTGACTCGCGACTGGCAATCTCTGCGGCGAGTTTGACCTTCGCGGCCAGTGCGCCGGCGTCGATGTCGAGCCCGATCTTGATCTTGCTTACTTCGGCCTTGGCCTTCTCGACCGCGATCTGCACCGACTCGACGAAGCCGTTGTCGTCGAGTTCGATCTTCACCTTGAGTGCCGGCACATCCGCCTGCGCCAGCGTCAGTGACTTGCGCACCTCTTCGGCCAGCTGCGCCTGATCGACGCCGGCGACGCCCAGTTCAACCCCGAACTTGACGTCGCCGGCAATCGCCTGCGCCTTCTTCACCTCGGCCTCAACGGCGGGAATGAACCCGTCGTCGTTCAGCTCGACGCTGATCTTCAGATTGCCGGCCGTGGCCTTGGCCGCCTTGATCGCGTCCTGCAACTTGCGGGCCAGCGACGCCGTGTCGACGCTCAGGGCAAGCTGTGAGGTGGCCGCCTCGCGCACGGCGGCTTCGACCTTGCTGCGGATCTCCTCGGCCAGCCCGGTGTCATCGGCCGTGATCTCGACGCCCAATTCGCCGATAATCTTGGCCAATTTAGCCACCTCCCCCATGAGCTGCTAGGAGGAGCGACGGCAGCGTCTGGCCGGTCTGTCCGGACACCGCCGCCACCTCCTTACTGCTCCTCGGCCAGCTTGGCCCAATCGCCCATCTGCGCGATCTGCTCGGGTTCGAGTCCCCACGTTTCCCGGTCGGGCGCGATGGTGACGGCGTGCTGGTCGACCACCTGGCGTGCCTTCTTGAGAACTTCGTGTGGTGCTGCTGTCCACAGCGCGTACACCGCATCAAGCCACTGGGGCAGCGGGGTGTGCAAGTCGATACGATTGAGGAGCAGCTGGCCGCGAAGGTACGGCCCGAGCGTTCGGTCTTCGGTGAGCCCGAGTATCAGGATCACCTCACCGTAGGGCGGTCTGCCGCTTCCCCGATCAGCCACTGCCACAGCTTCATGATCGTCTTGGCTTCGACGACCAGATCGTTGTCGCCGTCCATCAGCTCGACCCAACGACGGCGGCTGCTGCCGGCGGCGAAGTCGGTGTACTTCTCGGCGTCGGTGAACGGGTGCACGGTGCCGTCGGGGGCGAGGAACTGCGGCGCTTCGTTCTCTTCGTCGAGGCCACCCACGATGGCGTGCACCGGCTCATCGTCGCTCGCGATCTCGTCCGCGAAAGACGGCCACACGGCCAGCTCGTTGACGGTCACGTGCGCCTCGCGCGGCAGGGGCTGCGGCGACCACTCCAGTGGCGTGCCGTCGCTGTCGTCGAGCATGGTCCGGATGGTGTTTTTCACCAGGGTCAGCGATTCGACGGCCGTCCGGTCGTTCGAGGCGAGCTTGTTGATCCGCGCGATGGCGAACGTGTCGACCATCGGATACGCGAGGAAGCTGTGCGGAACTGGCGTGTTGCCGTCCCAGAAATCGATCTCGAAATCGACCTTCTTGGAGCCGGTCGGCCGGTCGGAGAACCTCTTACTTGCCATTGTTTCGTCCCCTTTTCAGTGGTTCACCCGGCAGCATAGATCATGGCGCGGTCAATAAAGTAGGTTGGCTGCGTGCCGGGGTGTTGGACGCGCTTCGCGAACACGATCTGTCCGCTGCTCGTCACGAAGCGCAGGTACTTTTTGTTGCGCGCGGCAATCTCGTGTGCCCGGGTGCCGTAGTTCACGTACTGCGTGTAGTCGATCTTCTTGGATCCGACCAGCACCGTCACCGAGCCTCGAACGTACGAACGCTGCTTGCGGATCGTCGACAGCAGATAGCCCGTGCGGACCGGCACGTAGGCGCGCATCACCGTCTGCACGCGGGTGGCCCGTCGGTCGAGGTCCGCCATGATGGGGCCGTTCTTCGACCGCACGTAGGCGGAGACGGCCGGCCCGTCGATTGTCAGCCTGGTCAGTTTCACGTCACACCAGCGCGGCCGTGACGACCACCTGGCCCTCGACGCCGATCAGGCCACCCTGTGGGCCTACGGGGATGATCGCGCCGACGCCGGCGGTGAGGATGCCCATGGGGCCGTCCGGGGACACGGCGCGTGTCGCCCACTCGAACAGGGCCTGCGAGACCAGGCCGGCGTCCCGCATGGTCTGCAACCCGACCGCTGTGATCATCTCCTGCGTGGGGGGCTTCATGTTCGGGCCCGACCCGGTGGGCGTGGCCGCGCACCGGATCACCTGCACAGTGAGCGCGACGTGCCGTAGCGCGGTCGCCTTCAGCATGCCCGGCGTGGTCGGCGTCTGCGCCGGCACGTCGATGTCGATGCCGGTCAGCGACACGGTGAACTGGTCGCAGTCCCAGGCCACAAGCCGGATGTCGCCGCCGCTGATCACCTGCCGGGCCGGCAGCGGCTCAGTGTCGGTGGCCACGCTGTAGGCCTGCTGCACGTAGTCGAACAGGGACTGCGCGAGCTGCTTCGTGTTCAGCCCCTGGCCGGTCGGCGCGGTCACCGGTCACTCAACTTGGCCAGAGCCTCGGCGAGATCGCTCGCCTTCTTGCGCGTGGGCGGCTTCTTGGCCACGGTCTTCTTGGGCGCAGGCGGCACGCTCACCGCCTCGACCGGCACGTCGGGCGGCTGCTGTACCGGCGGCGTCGGCGCGTCCACCACGACGCCACCAGGGGCCAGGAACACAGGGGCCCGCCAGTTGTGCGGGTGCTGCGCGCTGTCGTACGGAGCCTTCGGATCGATGTGCGTCACGGTCGTCCCCTACCGTTGCGTCACCGGGAGATCCGGTGACCAGATCTGCGCCCGCTGCTTGCGGGACTCAGGATTGATCGCCGACAGCCAGAGATCGACCGAGATCAGGCCGGTACGGCCCTTGTCGAGGAACTGCTGCGGGTCGATCACCGTCATGGTGATGCCTTCGCGGCTCACCGAGGTGGTGCGGTTGGGCAGCTGGCAGTTGTCCAGACCGTACATGTCCTTGGCGAACTCGGTCCCCAGCGCCACGCACGCCTCGACACCGCCCATCGGCGGCGGCGTGCCGTACTGGTAGACGATCACCGTCTCGTCACCGCACACCGGCCAGCCGTGGCCGTCGGTGCGCCGCAGCCAGTTGTCCCGGGTCAGCTCGAAGTCGGCGAAAGCGTTGCCGCCGATGGTGACCGAGACTATCGACGTCACCTCGGATCGGGGCAGCTTGATGGCGAACGGCCGGGCGATGTGCGAGCCGCCCCATCCGAGCGGCGGGTACAGCCAAGAGCCGGACCAGCTGCCGAACAGCCAGCACTCGCAGAAGCCCCAGGTCCGCGAGTACGGCCACGTGCCACGGCCGGCGGTCTGGCCGGTCGACCGCAAGGTGACGGTCTCCTCGCAGCCCACACCGAGCCAGCGTCGGCCGGTGAGCATCCACAGGATCTCTGACGCCAGCTGCAAGGGGCGCAGCCACTGATCATCATCGGTGATCCCGGTGTCCTCCTTGACCTTGTCCGGGACGTCACCAGGGGTAGCCCACGGCCCGCACAGGACCGCGCTGGTCGGTGCTGGCGTGGCCATGGGCTACTCCCTGGTTCGGTCCGGCCGAGGGGACGTTTCGGCCAGTCTATGGCGAGATCAGGCGACGACGACGAAGCCGGGCGTCAGCGTCGGCAGGGTCGCCTCGCGCTTGTACTGCCACACCCGCGAGCTGTCGCCCGACCACGCCGTGTTGGGGCCGGTGCCCCAGTTGGCGTTCTCGGACAGGGTGGCGTCGAACACCGGCAGAAGCGGGTTGCTCTCTTCGGCGGTGAACTCCGACGACAGGGTGACGGTGGCCCGGGGCAACACCCAGTGGAAATAAGGAAGGCTGGTCGCCGCCGCGCCATTGAGGATGGCCCGCGTCCAGAACTCGATGCTGACGCCGTTCGGCACCGGCGCGGCCCCAACAGCGGGGGCCTGGTAGCCGATGTCGGGCACCGGGGTTCCCGTTCCCTCGATGACGGTTCCGCCGAGGAGGAACTGCATCAGGTTGGGGTCCGGCGTGCACAGCGTCATATTCTTGAGTGTGCCGCCCTGGACCGTGGAAGGGGCCTGGAAGAACATGCAGACCGCGCCCGCGCCGTTGTTCTGGCTGACCGCGTTCGGCGTGTTCATCGAAAGGCCGACATCCATCTTGACCAGGACATCGGATGTATAGCACACGTTCGCACCGGTCGGAACCGAGCCGTCCGCCGCGAGCTTACACACCCGCATCCCCAGTGCGAAAAGGGAACCTGCACCGTCGTAAGCCATTTCACCTACTCTTTTCGCCGGCGGACATCACGTGATGCTGCCCGGAAGGGTTGTGTTGATTGCGAAATGCACGCAGGGGTCGAAGGTGGCCGCCCCTGCCCGTTCGGCCGCCACGGTTCGCGTGTTGTCGGCGACCGTGTGGAACTCGAACGTGTCGATGTCCGACAGCCGCACCTGGACGGGCGCGGTCGCGTACATCCACACCGAGGTGAGCGACGGGGCCTGACCGGCGGGACCGCTGCCGTCGTAGCCGGCGTCGCTGATCACCAGCGCGCCGCCGGGTGTATACCACTGCTGACCCTGCTTGACCAGGATCTGGCCGTACTGCGGCAGCAGCGCACGCGGAACGTGCAAGTGCACGTCCTGACCGAGGGCTGCGCGCGTCGCAGCCTCTTCGAGCAGACCGAGGGCCTCGACCGGATCCGGGGTCCCGGCAATCACGTTGGCATCAGCGCTGGCCAGATACGCGTTGATGATATTGGTGCCGCCGGTCGGGGTGTCGTAAGGATCATCCTGCGTCGCGGTGCCGAGCCACAGCTCGTTCGCGAGCAGGTAGGACGAAGCCGCCATCAGCTGGCGTCGAGCGCGCGCTTCGTCGTCTGCGGTCGAGTTGAACCGGTTGCGGCAAGTCGTCTCGACGTGCAAGCCGATCGGGCGGTAGTACACCAGGCCGCCATCGGTGCCGCCCTGGTCGGCCTGGTGCGTGTTGCCGCACACTTCCATGGTGCGTGCGGGGAAACACGTCTCAGGCCGCCACACCATGCCGTTGGCCCACCGGCTGTCGCCGTCGTTGGTGACGCCGACCGAGGCGACAAGGCCGCCCTTCGGCGCGGTAGCCGTCACCGGCGAGACGGTGGTGAACAGTGAGGTAGTCACGTCGTTTCCCTCCCTTCGGGATGTCGAACGGACCGGTGCCGGCCGCCCCGATCGTTACTCGGGGGCGGCCGGCGGCCGATCAGTCGTTCGCCTGCCCGGCGGAGGTGATCGTCGTGACGGTCTCGACGGCGACGGTGGCAGCGGCCGCGCCGGTCGGCTGAAGCGACATGGCGATGTGCAGGGACTCGATGCCCCGGAACGCCGTGTGTTCGAAGCCCTCGGAGAACGTCTGGTAGCGGTTCTCGCCCACCAGCGTGCTGTCACGGATGACACCGACGTCGAGGGTGCCGCCGTCCATCAGCAGCCAGTCGCCCTCGGCGAACAGCAGCGTCGACACGACGTCCGGGAAACCGGGGATGACCTGGCCGGCGACGACCGGCGAGTAGAACTGGTTGGGGATCGTCAGCGCCGGGGTGGTGATGTTCGCCGGCTTGATGCCGTCGAGGTGCCAGGTGACGGCGACGTTCCTCGCGCTGAACCAGTCGGAGATCATCGCATCGGTGGCGGCCAGCGTGACGAGACCGTCGCCGGGCATCTGCCGCAGCAGGTCGACGCGCAGCAGGTCCTTCATCCACAGGGGTGCGATGAACCGCAGGTTCCGGTTGCTGTTCAACCGGTGCACGTTGCGGTAGTAGGCCAGCACGTGATCGATGGTGGCGAGGGTGTCGCGCACCGCGCCGAGCAGCTGCTTGGACTGCACGGTGGTCGAGCCGGTGGTGAGCTGCGTGATCAGCTCGTTCTCGGCCTTCTGCGCGTACGCGATGTTCTGCGCCTTGACGATCGAGTCGGCCCACTCGGGGTCGAAGCGCGACGACATGTTCGAGATGGTCAGGCACTGATAGATGGCCTGCACCTCGGCCTCGACGACACCGGGGCACGCGATTTCGACGCAGGACTTCGGCACGATCGGCGACGCCGTGTCGCTGTCGGTGGTCCAGATGCCGATGCCACCCGTCTGGGCCACACCCGAGATCGCCGGACGGTAGGTGATGCCGCCACGGTCGGCGGTGACGCGGTTGAGCGCGTCACGCACCGGGCGGTCGACGTCACCGATCACCGGGATGTCGTAGAGCACCTGAAGCGGCGCGCAGAACCCGCCGGCAGCGGTCAGCACGTCGCCGGTGGCGGCCTGCTCGGACAGCTGCTCCAGCTGGAGCTTGTTGTCGAAGGCATCGGCCCCGGCGCGGAAGACACGCGACTCGGGGAAGTCGGTGCGCTGCCGGATCACATCCGTGCGGCCGTTCAGGCCGGCACTGAGCTGGCCGACGCGCCGGAAGGCCTCCGCGAACGCGTGCGCGACGCCACGGCGGTCGAGCTGGACACCGCTCTCCGAGCCGGGCCCGGACAGTGCCATGGTGCGGACGTTGGCAACCTCGCCGCCAACGCCGGGGCGCAGCCCGGACGCGCGGCCGCCGAGTCGCCGGCCGGCCGCCTGCACGCCGTCGCCCTTGTCCTCGGTTGACTCGCCGCCCTCGGGCTGTTCGGCCCCGGCACCGTCGCCGCTCTCCGTCTTGTCGTTCTCGGCCGCGCGCCGCTGGCCCGGGTTGGCCGGGTGCAGCTCATTGCCGGCGGGGTCGGTCGCCAGCTCGGCCAGCTCGGCCAGGGAGGCCTTGCCGTCGGCGGCGAGCTTGTCGAGGTTGGCCTGCGCGGCCTTGATCTCGGTCAGCGCGGCAACGTGCGCCTGCACGACCGGCACCTCTTCGGCCGCCAGGTCGCCGGCCTTCGCGCTGAACGGCGCGGCCGACTTCAGCACCTCAGCGCGGATGGCGGCCAGTTCGGCCGGGGTCTTCGTCGCGAGTGCGGCCTTCGCCTCTGCCAGCTGATCTCCGCCGGCAGCGAAGGCGGCGAGAATCTGTGAGACGTCCATGACGTCGTTTCCCTTCCGCTCAAACGTTCCGATACGCGGGGTAGCTGGCTATGCCTGCGTCCGGCGTTTCGGCTAGGCCGACCGGATCGATACCCGTTGTTGAGCGGAAGGGTAACCGTCTATGGAGTCAGGCGGTTCGGTGAATCAATTGTGGCAGGTGGTCGCACCGGTTCCGTCGGGCAGGCACACGGGGACGGGGCTGGTGGTCGTGGGGGACGTCACGGGGGATGCGATCGGTGCGTGGGTGCCGTCGCCGCCGGTCACGGTCGTCGCCGGGGGCGCGTCGGTGGTGGTGACCACGGGCGGCGCGGTGTCGGTGCTGGTCGCCGGCGGCGCGGCCGGGATGGTGCCCGGGTCGGTGGTGGTCGGGTCGGGGGTCGTCGGGTCCGTGCTGGTGTCCGTTCCGACGGGGTCGAGCTGCTGGACGAAACCCGCCGGCGTCTGTGACGGCAGTGGGGCGTTGGTCGGTCCGTGGACCAGCATGATGCCGGCGGCGACGCCGAGCACCGCAGCGGTGGCGACGCCGAGCACGGACGCGCCGATGGCCTTGGCCTTATTCATGATCGTTTCCCTTTCAGGTGATGCGGTGCGAGCCGCCGCGCTTCACGCAGACGTCGCTGTGCACGGTGTAGAGCTTGACGCCGGCCGCGCGCATGGCGGCCAGCTTGGACTTTTCGGTGACGACATTCCCCCTGTACCCGTTGGACGTCGAGGTGACCGCAACGGTTCCCTCAGCGCCGGGAATCGGGTCGACGTATTCGATCTTCGGCTGTCCTTTGCTCACGCGCGTGGTGGTGACGTCGCACAGATCGGCGTGGCAGTGCTGGCAGCGGCGGCCCGGCGTGGTGTTCAGCGGCCCCGACTCCATGACTATCGTCCCCTCGGTTCGATCTCGATGCGGCCAACCTCGGGGATCAGGGTTACACGGCAGGCCCAGGGCAGGGCGTCGCGCAGCTTGTCGAACCAGGTCTGTGCCTCGGCGAGGTGGCCGATGGGCAGGGGGATGACGACCCGTTCGAGGTGTCTTCCGGTGGCCACGGTGTGCACCTGGAAGGTGTGTCCGGGCGGCCGGACGCCGATGTCGGTCAGGACCAGGCGTACGCGGTCGCGGGCGGCGGCCGGCGTCTTGGGCATGGCCCGGGGGGTTGTGGTGGTGTAGGTCTGCATGACCTCAAGGTACGCCCGGCCAACATGGGTGTCAACACCTTGCGGTAGGGTCGCCATGCTCTCGGCGGAGCGACGGGGGAAGTGCGAGAGCCCCCACACCCTCGGGGCGGTGTGGGGGCTCTCGTCACGGAACGATAACAGATCACTCGCTGGATGCCTCACGCTCAGCCCGGGTGCCCTGCCACGCCCCGATGTGCAGCCACGCGTTCGCATATAGCGAGCACCCGGCTACCCACAGAACCGAATCCTTCCACCACAGCACCGTTGGCACCGCGAGCACCGCCCACACGGCGGCGAGCCCGAGGTGCAGCACGCCGAGACGGCGCGCTGCACGCTTCGGCATCCGTCAGTCCTGCTCGCCCTGCGCCTCGCTGCCCGACTTCTCGAACGTCAGCGTCACGGCGTCGCCAACCTCGAACTGCTCGGCCACGTCACCGAGCCACGTTGTCACCAGGTGCAGATTCGGGGTCGCCTCGGCCCACGCCCGATTCCGGCCGTCCTGGTAGTCGGGCTCGAACGTGAGCGTCGACCCATTGCCGTACGGCTGCTTGTTGGTGAGCTTGACCTTCGCTGTCACTGCCATCGTTATCGCTCCTTTTAGTCGGCGTGGCTCTTAGCCTTCTTGGCTTCCCAATCCGCTGCGGCGGCACACCATTCGGCCCTGGTGCCGGCGTTCACTTCCTGCTGACCCGGCCAGTTCAAATCGCCCGTGGCACAGCCCTTCTTGACCACGTTGACGGCCGTCGCGATCGCCCGCGACTTGTCCATTCCCTTGGCCTCAAGGTGCTTCTCGATCTTCTTGACCGGCAGAGGCAGGCCGCCGGCGTCCTCGACCCAGTTGAACTGCCCGTCACCTTCGGCGAGCAGTTCGATCTCGACGGCCAGCTGCATCAGCGGGTCCTCTTCGAGCTCGACCGAGTGGCCGCTGAGCTCGGCCAGCTGCGAGAGCGCGGCCACCCCCTGGGCGCGCAGCGCGTCCCGGGCGTCCATGCGGCGCACCACGGCCTCGGCCAGCGCCTCCATGTCGACCGTGACCGGCTGCATGACCGGCACCTGCTCCAACCGGCCAGCGGCCACCAGGGCGAGCTGCACTCCGGACGCCACACGGGCGCGCGGCACCGGGAACCCGGGCGTGTTCACCCCGAGCACGGCGACCAGTTCGAGCGTGCCGCCGATGTTGCGCCAGTCGCCCGACGGCGGCGCGGCCCGGAACGCGCGCCAGTCCTTTGCCGACAGGCCGTCGCGCACCGCGCCCGAAACCCAGATGCCGTGTGCGTCCTCCCCGCACACCACGTCCGCCCCCACGGTGCCGGTGTCGTCGTAGTGGCGCACCGTGCTGGCCGCCGACAGCTTGCCGCCGGCGTGCCCGGTGCCGAACGTGAGGTGCCCGACCGCGACCGGGCCGGCGTCAGTCAGCACCTCGCCGGTGTGGAAGTAGGCGTACTTCGTGGCCGACTTGGGCGGCGTGACGCACTGGCCGCCGAAGCCGATGTGACAGGTGCCCCACGTGGCGATATGCCCGAACACGCGGCCGTCCTCGGCGAAGGTCAGCGGCGTTGGCCCGGCCAGCTTCGGGTCCTCGAAGTGGCTGGCCGGCAGGACGCGCGCCGAGCTGGCCACCATGGACGGCTTGCCGCCGTTCAGCGGGTAGTCGACGGTGTGCTGCGGGGTGGCGACGCGCACCTTGCTGAACTTGACCGGGCCCGGGTGGTTCAGCTTGGGCAGGACCTTCGCGGCGTCCGGGGACTGCTTGGCGGTGACGTGCGGCACGAACGGGGTGTGCTGTTCGGGCAGCTTGCGCCGGCCGCCGAGCATGGCCGTCACGTGCTGGTGCACCTTGTCGCGGAAGTCTCCGACGTCGGCCGAGTCGCCGAGCAGGTGCACGGCGGCCGGCGTCTGCTTGCCGGTCTTGCCGCCGTTGGGGTTGAACAGCGATGGGCCGAGCACGTGGGCTTTGATCGGGCCGCCGCGCTTCTGCGGGGGCTTCGGCCGTGGCTGCGGGATCTGAGGAGTCGTCGTCTTGTCTCCCGCATCTCCTTCTACGCCAGGTCCGGACGCGTCGGCGAAGTCGCCCGGCTGCTCGCCGGCAGCGGCCGGGAACACGTCGTGGTCGGTGTCGCCCTCGGGCGTGGTGTCGTCGTCGCCATCCCCGTCGGGGTCCATGGCCGACGAATTGTGGTGCGCGATCGCCTGATTCACACCACTGTGCACGTCGGCGATGTCCTGCGGCGACCACTCAGGCAGGTCGTCGCCGAGGTACAGCATGGTGCAGTGCATCTCATCGGCGGGGTCGCCGCCGGGCACAGTGAAGGCTTCCGGGTTGTCCGGCATCAGGGCCACCATGCCGGACGTCGGGTACTGGTCGCCGGCCGCGCGGAGATCCTGCTCCCACGGAGCGGTCTTGCCCATGCGCCGGTAGGTGAGCGCGAGCACCGTCTTGGCCCGCTCCTTGTCGGCGGTCGGCATGTTCGAGCCGTCCAGCCGACCAGCGGCGGCCGACACGGCGGCCGGCACGATCTTGGGCTTGCCGTCGATGATGTCGACCAGAGGGAACCCCCACGCACCGATGGTCTTCGCGTCGGCGGCGTCGTCACGATACAGAAACGCGGTGCTCAGCTTGCCCGTGTCGTTGCCGGCCCAAGCCTCGATTCGCTTGGTGGCTGCGCCCGCGTCCCATGCCGTGCTGTCGGACGCGAAGGGCAGGCTGGCGAAACCCGCCGAGTTGACGGCGGCCACCAACTGCCCCGCCAGGCACGGTGAGCAGGCGTCGCCGAGGTCGGCCGAGCGCCACATGGGTGTTGCCGAGGCGGCCAGGGCCTGCGCGTTGGGCTCGATGGTCTGGCCGTCCAGCACCACGTAGGCGTCCGGGAACGCCGGCAGGCCGACCAGGGTCGTTGCGCCGATGACACCCTCGACCATGTTGAGCTGCTCGTTGCCGTCGTCAGCCATGGACACGTCTGCGACCACGGCGGACAGGTCCACCGAGTTGCCGGAGAGCGCGCCGTCCTTGACCATGCGGAACGCCGGCACGTCGTTGTACATCCACCCCTTGCCGGACCACACGAAGGTGCCGTCGGGGAACGGCTGGCCGGTGGACTTGCTGACCACGTCCGGGCCCGGAGTGCGGGTCAGCTCGGTCAGCGCGCCGACCACGTCCGCGTTGTCGTGGCCCTGACCGCCGTCGGGCGTGCGCGTCTGGGCGTAGAGGGTGAGTGGCACGGCGCGGTGGGTCAGCGCGCCGGGCTCGATGTACCGGCCGTCAGCGGTCGCCATGCCTTCGATAGCGAGGCAGGGGAAGCTGATCGGCGCGGCGTTCTCGGGGGTTGCCGGCGCGCTTTGCGTGGGCTGCGTCGACTCAATCACGGGGGCAGTCACGACGCCACCTTTCCACCATTGATAAAGCGTGCCTGCAATTTCTGAATGCGTTCCCACTGATCCCGCATGGCTTGCGCATTCGTATTCTTTCGACCGGCCTGGTCATCCATCTGCGCGAGAGAGATGATATTCGCCATGTCGACCGACGGCTTCGTGAGCCGCTGCGCCACCTGCTGGCCGTATTTCGGCACGGCGTAGGCCGGCACATAGTCGCACATGCAGCCCTGGTGGTCGCCGGGGTGCATATGATCTCCGAGCCATTCGTATCCGCTCGGCGGGTCGAGTTGCGGGTCCGACCAGTCGGCGAAGCGAATGCCCTCGATGTTCAGGTGCGGAATGAAATTGTCGGGGGCCAGGGTGACGCCGTAAACCCACAGGTAGCCGAGGTTCACCGCGCCGCGTTCCGCCAGGGTGGCCTGCACCGTCGAGCCGGACGCCAGGCCGGCCGCCGGCGCGCTGCTGCGCCCTGTCGAGTTGACGTGTGCCGCGCCCTCTCCGATGCCGCCGATGTCGGCCAGCACCGCCCGCACCATGCCCGGCGGTACCCGGGTGTCGGCCAGCTCGCTGTTGGTGGGCGGCGTGTACTCGCCGTGCAGCACCTTGTCGGCGAGCTCTTCGAGGTCACCGTTGAGCCGGTGCCAGCCGTTGTTCACGCGCCCAGCCATGTCGGCGTGCACACGGTCGTGCAGCTGGTGGGCCTGGTCGCTGCCGGCGGGGATGCGCAGCATGCGCACCAGCTTGGTGGCGATCCGGTCGATGGCGGCCAGCGTCCACTGCGTGAACTTGCCGCCGAGCGTGGCGAACGCGCCGGCGATCAGGAAGTCGGCTGTCGCCCCCGCCGTCAGGGCCCGGTCGCGGCCGATGAACGCACCCCACTCTTCGTACGGCCGGGCGCGCAGCTCGGCCGAGATTGCCGTGTCGCCGCTGAACTTCGAACGCAGCTTGCTCGCGCCCCGGCGCACCGCGTCGGCCAGCATGGTGTCCGCAGCTGTGATGATGCGCTCGCGCAACGCCTGCTCGATGGCCACAATGTCCCGGTAGTCGTCGAACACCAGGTCGTAATCGGGGTCGTCGTAGACGGCGGCGGCGACCATGGACAGCTTGGCCGAGAGCCGTTCGAGCACGGCGTGCCCGTCGGCGGCCAGGCCGGGCGGTGTCGCCGGCGGTGCACCGACACCGCCGCTGGGGCCAGCCGGCAGGCCGGCGGGCTCGGTGACCTCCTTGGTGATGCCGTCGGCCGGCGCGCCGCCCTTGTCGCCGATGCTGACCGTTTCGCGCGTGGGCAGCACGATCGGTTCCTTCGGCGTCAGCACGCGCTGAATCAGCTGGGACGCGGTGAGGGGGTCGAAGGCCGTCTTGAACAGCAGCATCCGCAGGGTCTCGTCATCGGACGGCTTGTCGCCGTCGTTGAACCCGAGGGCCTGCAACAGGGCGTCGTACCCGATTCCGCCGACCGCGAAGGCGTCGAGGGCATCCTGCCGGCGGTTGGTGTTCTCGGTGATGTTGCCGGCGTCGTACCAGATGCGGATCCGCTTGACGTCCTTCGGGTCCCACCCGTCCTCAATCAGGTTGTACCGCAGGTAGGCGACGGTCAGCGAGTCGACCATGCGCCGCGCGCCCGGCTCCAAGTGGTAGCGGAACGTGCTGGCGTCGATCTGCCACGCCGACCAGTGGTTCGAGTCGCCCAGGCCGGCGATGATCTCGGGCGGCAGGTCCATGCCTCGGCCCATGCGCCGCAGGGCCTCTTCGAGTTTCGCGGCCAGCTCGGGTGACGTCTCGCGCGCGAGCTGAAGGTGCGTGACAGCCTTGATGTCCTCGGCGTCGCCGGTCAGCACCAGGGGCACGACCGCGCCGGCGTCACCTTCGTTGGTGATCGGCGCGAGCAGGGCGGACGTCAGCTCGCCCATGAATTCATCGGAGTCCACCGACACGCCGTCGACTTCGCCGTTGGTGTTGCGGGCGAGCGTCATCGTGTTCGGGAACATCAGCAGCCCGTTCGCGGCGATACGCGAGCGGGCGGCGGCCCGGATCTCTCGGCCGATCAGCACGATGTCTTCGAACACGTCGAGGGCGGCCTGACACGGCGAATCGGCGAGGATGCCCCGGCGGGGATGCGGGACCCACAACCTGTACAACTCCTCTTCGTCCCACTGGACGTAGCGGCGCTGCCCCGGGTTGTCGTCGTCGTCGATCTGGCACGTGCGGCCGTCCTGCCCGGGCCACACTTCGTCGATCGACCGGATGCGCCACTGCTCGTCACCGGTGTCGGGGTCGATGGTGCCGTGCAGCCAGCACTCGCCGGCGGCGTCGAAGTTCTCCGACCACGCGCCGAGGAAGGTGAAGCCGTCGTCGAGCGGCAGCCGGTCGAGCATGGCCTGTGCGGCGTCGACCAGGTCTGGCGGCAGGTCGATCTGGGCCGCCTTTTTCGGGTCCTTGTCGTGGATCAGCGACAGCGGGATCGGTTCGTCGTCGTCGCTGATGACCAGCGCAGGGAAGAGCCGGATACGGCTGAGGGCCGAGGAGCGGTAGCCCATGGCGAACCGCAGCTCGGGGATACTGTCCCGGTAGCGCCAGGCGAGCGGCTGCCACTGCTGCCGTGCCTGCGCGACGGCGCGCAGCTGGTTGCCGCCGCCCTCGGTCGACGGCTTGATGCGCATGCCGGCGGCCCGCATGGCGCGCACGTGCCGTGACTGGCCGGGCTCGGTGACGTCGCCGCTTCGCCATCCGAAGCGCTGGAAGATACCCACTGCTCACTCCCCTGTCGGCAGTAGGGCGGTCACCGAGGATGCGGCCAGGGCGACCGCGATCGGGTGCCACAGGGCGCGCGGCAGCACGCTGGCGGCCAGCACGACGGCGAGCGACACCCACCAGCCCAGGCACCACGGACAGGTGAGCAGTTCGGCGATGTAACCGTCAGGCTTGCGGTTGATCAACTTCTCGCGCAGCGCACCGAACGGCACCCGGTCGAACAAGGCCAGACGGGTCAAGCGGTGGACGGCCAGCGTGACGATCAACACGGCGAGCGGCTCGCGAGTCCACGCCGTGTTCACGTCACCACCAGGTAGACGACCAGCGCGACCACGACAGCCAGCGCATCGAGAACGGCGATCACGCGCAGGGTTCGCGAGTTGGCCGGCGCGGCCAGGGCCAGCAGCAGGGCCAGCAGCGCCAGCACCGGCAGCAGGTAGATGAGCACGGCAGCTTGGTCAGGACGCATTGCCCTCACCCCACGGGATCGTCCGGGCCGCCCACATCGGAACCCAGTTCTTCAGCGGCCTCTGTCCGCACCCGCAGCCCATCATCTGCGACACAGCGACGGTGCCGGCCTCGGTCTCCAGCGTGAAGCCGACCCTCGGCTGCGGCAGGCGCGGCTGGAACTGGAGAGTCGACGTCCAGTTCATCGGCGAGAAGAACAGGGCCTGCGACAGGTCGTCATCACTGGCAGGCCGGGCGGCGAACACGTAGAGACCGACGTCGGTGACAAACACGCGGACGGTGTGGCGGTTGGTGCCGTCTGGCAGAACCACGTGCGCCGGGTACCACTGCGCGACGATCGCGCGAGGTGTGGGTGCGCTCGGCTGTGCCGAGTCGATGCCGTCGAGCTGGGCCGTCATGGCATCCCCCTTTCGGTTGGATGCCAGGATAGCCAGCGGCCCCGGCGCGCAGTGCGTACCGGGGCCGCAATCAATCGGTCAGGTGCTGATTCCAATGAGCAGGGCGACTATTGCGGCCGCCACGGCTCCGAGCGCAATGCTGCACCCGTGTTTCTGGCGTCGATGGCTCATGAGAGCAGGACGTTTCACCGTGCGGGCCGGTTGGCATCCATGGCCGTCAACACCTCGGCGGCCAGCTGCTGCCGCTCGGCGTCACCGGTGTGCACCGCGTCGCCGTACTCGCGCTGCCACCACGCGATGTTCTCGTCCCGCAACTGCTGCTCGGCGGTGTGCCGGCGCGCGGTGACTTCGGTCTTCACGGCCTTGCGGGCGCGGTAGCCACGCGCGATCAGCCACGGCCAACTGAACGGCGCGAGGAACGCGGCGAAGAACACCGTCCAGAACCTCGCCGTCCACGTGGTCGCGGCCGGCATGGCGTACCAGGCGGTGCCGCCCATGGCCAGCAACAACAGGAAGCCGCTCATGTCGTCAACCCACTCTCGAACGCGTCGGCGAGCCCGTCGATCAGTCGTGGGGACGCGGTGTCGAACCGCGTCCACCTGGTGCCGTCCCCGGCGAGGTACGGCTGCGAATCCTTGCCGTGGCGGGGCCGCAGCAGGACACGCAGGGTCTTGCCAGCACGCCGTACCGTCGTCTGCCCGGGGCTGCCGGCGCGGGCCTCCACGCCCTGGTGCGTCAGGGGCAGCCAGACGATCACCGGTGCGGCCGGGCTGGCGTAGCCGTCGTTGCGGACGTGCTTCGCCCGAATGCCGTAGGCGTGCGGGGTGAGGCCGTTGTGGAGTACCTGGACGATCTGCCACCAGCCGCCGTTGTACTTGACTTGCATCCCCGGCTTGACGCTGGTGACGGCAATCTTCCTGCTGTGCATGGCTCCTCAATTCGAGAGGGGCCGGCCCGGGGATTGTCCGGGCCGGCCGGGTGGTGACTAGCGGGCGCGCTGCGGGTTGCGGGCGTTCCAGGCGTCGAAGTAGGGCTGCGCCTCGGCGACGGTGAGGTTCCACTCGCAGGGGTTGTCACCGTGGCCGCCGGCGCAGAACCAGCCGATGTGCTCGCCGGAGACGAAGGCGGGCCGCAGGTCGACGGTGGTGGCCCAGGCGTAGCGCTGGCCATCCTCGCGGACGTAACCGGCGTTGTCGCCGAACATGTGGCTGTGGCCGATGACTTTGCCGTCGTGGAAGAGGCCGAAGCAGCGCGAGCAGGTCGAGGCGTAGCCGCCGCTGTGCCGGCCCGGCTCGTTGTCGTACTCGGTGGGCTGGCCGCAGGTGAAGCACTTGCCGTCGGGGGTGTTGAGCATCCGGCGGTTGAATGCGGCGTTGGTGTGGTTCAGCATCTTGGTTCTCCGTTCGGGCTGTTCTGATCTGGTGTAACCAGATTAGCCCGATCAACCAGTGGGTGTCAACACCTATCTCAGCCGAGTTTCTCGATCAACTTCCGAGCCGCCGCATGCGCCCGCGCCGACCGCATCGACCGACCAGCCGCCACGACGTCACCGCGCTGGCGGTCGTTCCTGGCCACCGCAAGATGCAGCTCCCACAGCATCCCGTTGTCGACGGGGCCGTGCTCGGATCGGGGTATCGGTGGAGTGATCACTTCACCTCCTTGGCCAGCTGGGCCATCAGGACGTGCAGGCGCAGGAACAGGTCACCCACCACGGCCAAGTCCTCGGCCGGGACCCACATCGGCGAGTCGCCGTCGGGGTTGTGCAGCACGATGCCGGCGGGGGGGCGGCCGCCGGCTGGGCAGTCGCCGCCATGCTCGTCGAGGATGTCGACCATGTAGCCGCGTTCCTCGGCGGGTCGGCGAAATACGGGGTGCGTCTGCGTGGTCTTGTTCACGGCGGTCACTCGCCGTCCGGGTGCGGCCGGTCGTCATCCGGGTTGACCATGCGGTCGCCCAGTTTGAGGAACTCGGCGAGTTCGATCATGTCGATGTCGGTCATAGGTCCATTGAACCCCACTCGCCGATGGGTGTCAACACCAGGGGACAACGAAGGCCCGGGGATACCGTTAAGCAGCCCCGGGTCTTCGCGTGCAGGTCCGCCACGCGTAACGGATCCCTGCGGACTAACAGCTTGACGGGGGCCACGGCGTTCCCGTTCATCACTGCGCGTGCGTCCTGCGGGTGGCCGGGACTCGAACCCGGATCTCGGTTGTCTTTGTCAGCGCGCGCCCGCTCTGGCCATTGAGCTACCACCCAACGGTGTGCACCAGCCCCCGTACTGGTCCCCTGACCGGGTGCGAGCCGGAAACGGGGAGTGTTCGGGGGGCCGGTGACCACCCGGCGGTTGGCTATCGCGACCCGCCGGTCGCGACTCCTGCCGCCTTGCGTGCTGCCACGGACGCGAACCGTGGATCCCTGACTGACTCCTGCTCAGCCTGCTCTGCCGTTGAGCTACAGCACTCCATCCGGCTGCGTCACCCCGGTGTTGGCGAGCGGCCCCGCCTCACGCAGTCATCCTGTGCGTTCTGTCCTGACCGCCTGCCGGGTGTCCGCAGATGGTTCAAGTCGGGCGGCGGCGGGGCCTTGGGAGGACCTTCCCCGGTGGCGACCCGGTTCCGTTCCCCTTGCCGCCCCGCCTCCGAATGTGGTAGCCGAGGCCCCCGCCGACCCTAGCTGTGTCCTCGGCCCGACGTGCCACGCGCCCGGGGACTCCCTACCTCACCTCACCGCTGCCGTTCCGGTCTATCGTTAGGCTTGCCTAACTGTTCGGATCTCGGGGGCGGGTCTCGGTGTCTATGGAGTTGTTGTCCCGGCCAGCAGCCTAGCGAGCTTCGGCGTTCAAGGCGACCGCTGGCCGAGGATTATGGATCGGGCACTGCTCGGGGCTCTCACCCGCAGTGGCGGCAATGCTCGCTGGCTCTGTGCCCGATGACTGCGACGCTACACCCCGACATCGGCGGGGTCAACGCCGGTCGGAAGGATCAGCAGCGACGGCACGGGCACGTCGCAGCGGCGCACCTGGAAGCCGGCCCATGTCAGCACCGCCGGCCCCCAGAACTTCGGCACCACCACGACCACGCGTCCGGGGACCAGCACGGCCATGCCGAGCATGGTCAATAGGCAGTCAAGCTGCGCCTGCCACACGTCCGGCAGCGGGCCATCACAGACCGTGAAGGTCGGTGCGGCATCGGGCGTCAGCACAGCTCACCGGGGTACGGCCGGTATGCGTCGATGATCTCGGCGACGTACGGGAAGTCGACGGCCTTCACCTTCCGGTAGTCGGTGTCCTTCGCGAGATGCCGGTTCGTCCACTCGTGCGGAAGGTCCTCGAACTCGACCAGCAGGTCGGACCGCTCCGAGACGTTGCCCGACTTGAGGCGTCGCCAGGCGAGCATCTCGACGTTCGTCAGCCGCCAGTCAGTCCGTTCGGTGACGTGGCTGCCTGCATAGAGGGTTCGCCGCTTGAATTTGATCACCAGTTCCTGTGGGGCCCACCTGACGTCATCACCACCATGGGGGTGCCAGAAGTCGGGACGGCCGGCCAGGTTGTACCGCACGACGCGCTCGACGTTGTCGTCAATGCTCGGGAGCTGCGTGTCCGTCGTCGGCTCGATGTCGGTCACGACTCGACCCCGGCCAGCTTGCGTCGGGCGTGCGCCCGAACGCCGGGACGGCTGCTGCGGGTGGCGTCGATCCACTGATCCCACAGGCCGCTGAGCGGGTGGCCGCCCATCACCTGTGTGTCGCGGCTGCGGGTAGTGCCTCGATAGCGGCTGCGCCGCGCCTTGGTGCGCACGGCGGCGCTGGCCATGTTGCGCCGGGCAGCCTTCTGCGTGTGCCGCTGGCCGCGCCGTGTTCCGGTCTCGCTCACTGGGGTGTCCTCCATTCGATAGCTTTCACGATACGCACTCTACAGCGGGGTGTCAACCGCGAAGTCCGCAGCAGCACGTCGTGCGCACGCAGCGGCATCCGCAGTTGAAACACACGTTGCGCGACTGGCTACCCCGATCGTGGTCGCAGTTGCACACCTTGCACTTGCGACGCCGGCCCGTCACTTCGCCTTCCACCACACCTTGATGGTGCGGCCGAGCAGGCTCGCTTCGATCTTCGCGTCAGCGGCCGGCACGCGGTCGCTCTTCGCCAGCGCGTTGAACAGGTCGGCGGGGTCGACTCCGCGAACCGGGCGCACCGTGGTCAAGGCCCAGTACCCGGGCTTCCGATTGGTGACGGCGCTGGATGCGGCGGCGAGCACGTCGGCGTCGCTACAGGCGGCCATGACGACGCGCGTGCACAGGGCGGCGGCCATGCGGTCTCGCTTCTGCGCGTCTCGCTTCTCCGCGTTCAAGATCATTCCTCCATACTGGTTGCATGCAGCAACCATTGATTGGCGCCCAAGTAAAATCGTTAGTTGCGGTAATCAACCACTCTGGCTCACGCGGCCAGCGACGACACCGCCAGCCGGTGGTAGCACTCCCGGCCCCGCACGCCCGCCGGGCACGTGCAGGCGGCCGGCGCGGTGCGGTACACCTCTCCACCCTTGCTGCTGACGACCAGCCACACACGGCCCGGACGGAGCACCTCCACCGCGCCATCGGCCAGCAGCTGCTGCGCCTTGTCCAGCTGGGCCGGCTGGGCGGTGCTCGCGGCGAGCTCGGCCTTGGCCTTGCGGTCGCATACCGGGCCGCGACCGAGGGCGACCGACTTCGCGTCGCGCAGTGTGCGGCCACAGCGGGTGCACTTGCGGGTGGTGGACTGGTCGCTCATCTTGGTTCTCCTTGTGGCTGCTGGGCTGATACGGCAATACTACACCCCGGGTCGGGGGGTGTCAACACCCGACCCGGGGGAGTCTCAGCCGTTCAGCTTCCGCAGGCCGGCTCGCTTGGTGGCGAAGGTGCCCTTCTCGCCCTCCATCGTGTAGGTGACCATCGAGGCCGTCAGCGCGACGATCGTGCCCTGGCCGATCCGGGTAGTGACCGTCTGGCCAACCTCGAAGGTGTCTAGGGCCGGCTTGACCCGCTTTGCGCCCGGCAGGGTCTTCGGGGCCTCGATACCCAGGATCCGGCAGCAGTCCAGGCAGGTGACGGGGGCGTTCACGACGGAGAACCCGGCCTCAATGGTCTCGTAACCCGACGCGCGCCGCATGTTGGAGCAGAGGACCGGGTTGCGGTCGGTGGTGGCGGGGGCGTGGATGGCGGTTCCATTCTTGGCGACCAGGTTCTTCGACATTTCCGGCTCCTTGTGGGCTGTTGTTCTCTTGTAAGGACAACACTACGCTCTCTTCCGGTGGGTGTCAACACACCCACCGGAAGAGATTCCCAAGTCACCCGATCGGACTAGCCGAGAACAATCACGTCCCGGCCGTACTGGTCAAAGCTGTAGGACCGCTCGCCCGCGCCCTGCATGTAGGGGACGGCGCAGTTGAACCGGTGGCCCCAGCGTCCGTCTGCCGTCTCGGCGCACCCCTCGCACTGGCCGATCACTCGGGCGTGCAGGGTGTCGATCTTGGCCTGCCGGCTGATGGCGGCGTCCGGGATCTTGTCCGTCTCGCCGGCCTGCGTCCAGGCGGTGATGTGATCGGTGAGTCGCACGACCTGGTCGGTCAGCTCTTCGTCGGTGAGGACGGTGCGGAGGTTCTGCATTTTGGTCTCCTTGTTCTATTCTCTGCCTGACAAGAAGGACATTACACGCCCTACCGGTGGGTGTCAACACCACCGGTAGGGTTCACTCGATCGGACTAGTTCGCCACCAACGACTGCCAGTCCAGGCCAAGGGACTTCGCCAGCTCCACCCCCGTGACCGTGAAGTACGCGAACGCAATACCCCGATCTGAGTGCGTCGTGAGCAGGCCGGCCCGCTTCAGATCGGTCAGGTTGCCCTTCTGCGCCCGGGTGACCTCCACAATGGGGGTGCCGGACCAGTTGCCGGCGTCGTCGACCAGGGCACGGAACAGCTGGTCGGATGCGGGAGTTAGGTTGGACATTGTGTCCTCCGTTGGGGCTGTTCGTTTCTCTCTGACATGGACTACATTACGCACCCTGTTGCGTGGGTGTCAACACGCAATCGGCGGGACCGCTCGAATGGAGCAGTCCCGCCGAAGTGCTTACCGCAACTAACGATTTTACCTACCCCACCACACCGCCGTGATGTGAGCACGCACCCTGACGGTGCGCCGCCATACTGGTCGTGCCGTCGGCGCAATGCCAGCCGGACGGCGCTGACGGGGTCGAGCTGACCGGCGGCGCTGACGCGGCTGTGGCCGGCGCGGGCACGCTGGTTGTGCGCTCTGCGGGCACCGGATCTGGTTGCTGTTCGCAACTAACGACCGTCATCCCCAGACACAACGCGACCGCGAGCAGGCCGGCCCTATGCATCGCGCAACGGCTTCCGCACCCTGCGCCGCTCGCCGAACACCGCATCGGCCCGCCGCAGAGCCTCACGCTCCACAGCCTCGCGACGGGTGACGGCACCCCGCCCGGCGGCTGCGGCACGCACAGCGGCCGCCACAGCGCGAGCACGGCGGGTCGACGGCTCCTCGCCCATCACTTCGCCCCGATGGCGCGGCCGTGCTTCGGGCACTCGGGCCGGCGCAGCGTCACCAGCTTGCCGTTGGCGTCCCGATCCCGGTACTTGGTCTTCCGCAGCCGTCTCATGCAGGTCACCCCGTTGACCAGGGCCAGGCACGTGCCCAGCTGTTCGGCCTTCGCAATGCTCACCGATGTCCCCTTCCTAGATCGCCCGGGCGGCAGTCGCCCCCGGGCTGTGCTTGCCGGCCGCGTTCCTGACCCAATCGCGTCGGGCCGCCGCCGTCATGGTGCCCCAACCGGCCGGTGCGGTCACCCAGCAACGCGACCGCCTGCCGCCCTGCTTGACGAACTCGATGTGCACCCGCACGCCCTGCTTGGCCATGCTTCACCTCTTCACTCGTGCGACGAACCCGTTGCGGGCCGGCGCTAGCTTCAGACTCCCCACGATCCGCCACCCGTCCGAGCGGATCGCCTTCGCCACGCCCCGTGTGGTCACCCCCGACCAGGTGCCGGCGTGGCGGCCGTCATCGGTGGTGATGGTGGCCGACCCGTTGCCCAGGTCGACCACCAGTCCACCGCGCTGCCTGCGGCTCACCCGGACAGCTCGGCGAGGTGTGCCGCCACGTGCGCGGCCACGTGCTCCCCCGGCGCGTCGCTGAACCAGTCGGAGTGGTCATCCCCGCGGCACAACTCGGCCTCGCGTGAAGCCAGCTCGGCCCGCATGAGCCGGGCCCGCCGCGCCTTCGTCCACGGGTCGACCGATGACGCGTTCTCATAAGCCGGTGACAGCCAGCGGCGCAAGTCCACCGTTCGGGCTGCGCGATAGGAGCGCTGGGCGTTGCGGTCGGCGGCGTCCGTCTCGTTCGCCCGCTGGTGCAGTTCGGTCAGCAGCGCGGCGAGGAGAACGACGTTCTCGGCCCGGTATTCCTCGACGCTCACGTTGCTCTCGCGCGACTCGGCCCGGAGCCAGTGGGTCCATTCGCGGTCGACCAGCTCGTTCAGGCGGTCGATGTCCACGTTGCGGTAGGGGCGGTCCGTGGTGATTTCGTTCAGCATGGCTATTCGCTCCTTGGGGGCTGTCCTTTTGCTGACAAGTAGAACACTACATTCCCAGTCAGTGGGTGTCAACATCGTGTGGGGCGACGCCTCACACAGCCACCCACACCAACGCATTGGCGCGGACCGAAACGGTATCAAGGGTGCGACGGTCGTAGTCGAACGCCAGGAAACTGACCTCACCGGAACCGCGCGCCGTGCGGGTCTTGTGATCCAACGATGCGGCGGGGGTCTTCAGCTCAGGGTCAAGCAGCACCATGCCGGCACACAGCTTGGAGCCGAGAACCTGCACACCCGGCAGCTCGGCCAGCGTATCCAGGCTAGGGTGTTCGCCAGGCCAGATCCGGGGCGTTGCGGTGCTGGTCATTTCGTCCACCTTCGGGTCTGTTCGGTTGCTGACAACAGGAACATTACACGCCCTACCGGTGGGTGTCAACACGGTCAGTGCCAGACCCTCGGACTGGTCATGTGCACCGCGCCATTGTCCCGCTGCACCACCTGAAACCACGGCCACTCATCGTTCAACCAGCCCGCCACCCGCAGCCGCTCGTGCCGATCCTTCCCCACAATCACCGTCGTCACGTACCGGCCGAGCGCGTTCTTCGTATCCACCGACAGATGCCCGTGGCCGTGCCGGGACAGCAGAGCCTTCACCGCGTAGGTGACGCCCTTCTTGGTCATGCGTCGTTCGGTAATCACTCTCCTGTCGCCGAGACCGGCCGCACCCCCGAGCGAATACAGGTGCGGCCGGTCTCGTGATTCGGTCAGTAGTCCCGTGACCGCAGGGCCCGCTTCCGGCCGCCGGCGGCCTTCGCGCAGGCCGTACACAGCTTCCACCGCGCACTACCCACCCCGACCACACTGCCGCCCGTCATGGACACCAGCCAGGCGGCCGAGCGCGCCGCGCAACGCTGGCACGCCGGCAGCGGCCGCAGACCTTGGTCATCCATCTGCCCGGACATCAGGTCCACCGGTCCATGGGCGGAATGTTCCGGTTTGGGATCGGCTTCTTGCTGCCCGTGCAGTCCAAGGCCTTGCCGGACTTCGGATCGACATACATGCCCTTGTGTGTCCCCCACTTCGCGGTCACGCCACCTTCACGGCGAACCTCGATCGACATGGACACGTTCTCCTTGTTGCAGTACGGACACTTGCCCCTGGCTTTCGCCGTGCGTCGCGCCACAGCTACCACCACCCCTTTTTCTTCGGGGGCTGCTCCTGCTTGCCGCGCACGTTGCCCAGCTGCCGGACCATCTTGAGATCCTTGACGCGGTCCCGCTTCAGATCCGCCTTGCGCTGGTCGCGTTCCTTCGCGGCCTGCGCCCGGGCGGCGATCTGCTTCTGTCGCTCCCGGGCCTTCGCGCTGGCCTTCGCCTCGGCCGCCGCCCGCAGGGACTTCGCGGCATCGTCCTTGCGTTTCTGCTCGGCCAGCTCGGCCGCCATGTTCGAGCGGTAGCCGCCGCCGGCCCGGGCGCACGTACCGCAGTGCGTCGCCCCCCGACTGATGCGCTTGCCGCATTCGCACTTGTTCGCCATTGTCTGCGCTCTCCTATCGGCGCTTGAGGTCTCCGGGTCCGAGGCCGTGCTGCCTGTACCAGCTCTGCAAACAGCCTGCGCAGAGCTGGTCTCGGGTCAGCTGGCCCCGTCGCCGCTTCTTTTCGACGTAGATCGCTGCGCGTGTTTCGCACACGTCGCATCGGTCACCTTTGGCGACCTTCTTGGCGCACATCCGATGTTTCCTCCGCCGGGTGTCGGCAATCCCCGGGCTCGGATCGCGCCGGGCCGTGCTGGCCTCCGGATTGATCGGAGGTCTGTTCGATCAGGTTGGCCCGGTACTCTCTCTGCCGTCACCGCTCACCCTACGCCCCTTGTCGGTGGGTGTCAACTTGCTGGCCGTGTACAGGTGCCAGTGCTCGCCCTCGATCGCCGTCGGCCCCGTCCGCCTGCACAGATACGGATCCAGCCCCGTAGCCTGCCCGAACTGCCCCAACACCTCCGCCACCCGCTCCGCCACCTCGCGCGACGGATACCCCGGCTTGCTCCGGCCGTTCAGCTGCCGGCACCACCAGATCCTGCGCACCGTGTGCGAACCGGGATACAGGATCGCGTACCGGCTGATCACGTCGCTACGGACCCGCTCCGGAGCGCCAGCTTCCTGCTCGGCCCGCGTCACCTCGCGTTGCTTCACGCCAAAGCGGGCCACGCGCCGCCAGCCGCGCGTCATCCGACGGTGTCCGCAGTGTCCGCGACGGCCTGCGCCACCCGGGCCAACGTGATCTTGTTGTTCAGGTGCTGGGCCATGGCGCGCGCCGAGTCCTCGGCGTCGATCCCGTTCGGGCCGCTGTCGATCGACGCCACCACGGCCAGCTCGCCGATCCGCGCGTCGGTGTCGACCACCTGCCACTGCGGGACGTCGAGGTCACGGTCCCGCCCGGGCTGCGCCTGGTAGCGCTCGCTTACCAGCCACTGCCACAGCTCGCGCTGGTGGCTGAACGTGGCGGCGAACACGCGGCTCAGGGCTTCAGGCTCGGTGCGGGTGGCGGCGGCCAGGGCGACACCCTGCGGCCCGTAGGTTTCGCCGAGCTTGTCCAGAGCGGCGATCAGGTTGGGGTCGAAGGTGCGTTCGGTGTACCCGCAGCCTTCTTCGACCACTCCGAAGAAGCCGCTCGGGTGCGGGATGGACGGGTGTTCCATGGGGTGCCTTTCTGTTGTGCGGCAACACTTCCGATGTTGACGTTACGCCCCGTAGGCAGGGGTGTCAACTTCGATCCACTGCCGGTCCTCATACCGGAACCGCTGGCCCAGCACCTCGACCTCGGTCGCCGCCGGCCGCAGCAGGACCTCCATGAACTGCTGGCGGTCCCGATCGCGCCGCTCCGCCTCGGCCAGCTGCGCGGCCATCTCCGCCCCGACCCGGCCCGCCGGCGTGCCGAAGGCCTGCTCCAGCAGGTGGGACGCCATCTGCCGGCGCTGCGCGTGCGGCACCCGCCAGGTACGGAGGACGGCGTCGGCTTCGGCGGCGAGCTCGGTGGTCATGTGCCAGGCGATGGCAACCTGTGCGTCGGTGCGCCGGTACTCGGCCACGTCGGGGTTGCGTTGGAGGTAGTCGGCGGCCACGAGGTCGATCATGTCGAGTGGTTCGCTCGGGATCATTTGTCCTCCCCGAGGAGTCGCTTGCGTTTGGCGGCGCGCCGGCCGCAGATCTCGTGTGCGATCTTGGTTCGGTCGTCGGGGTTGCTGCGGACGCGGGTGCCGGCGCTGTACGGTTTGCCGCAGACCGAGCACACGCCGTCCGTTTGTGCCTTGGCCATTGTGTATGCCTCTCTGGGAATGTATGAATGGCGGGCCCGGGGTCGATGTTGGCGTCCCGGTCACCGGCTTAGTGATGCGGCGATGGCGAGTGTCCACAGCGCGGCGGCCACGGCGAGTAGGCCGGCGACGATGCGCCAGCGTCCGGCCACGGTGCACACGTAGGCGAGCGCGAGCGCCGCGATGGCCAGCGCCGCCCAGTACGCGGCCCATCCGGGTGTCATGGGTGTTGGGCGGCCAGCGCGCCCATGATCGTTATCGTGCAGTAGCAGACGATCGTGATCAGCGCGCCGGCCAGTTGGGTGCGCCGGTCGTTGTGCTCGATGCCGGCCATCAGCATGCCGAAGCCGCAGCCGCCGACCGCACTGACCGCCAGCAGCAGCACTGTGAAGGTGTTCACGGCTTCGGGCCCGGCCATGCCACCATCAGGCCCCCGCAGCCCGGAAGGCCGCACCGGCTGCCCAGCGTGCGCCGCAGGTTCCAGCACGGCACGGCGCACTTGCCGCACACCGTGGACGGGTCCGCGCCGTGGTAACAGTGGCGGCACCGGCTGGGGCTCGCCCCGTGCCAGCACGGTTCGGTGTCGCCGATCTGAAGCCGCCGGGCGTACCGGGCATGGTAGGTTGCTCTACCGGTTTGGCCGCAGCCGTCCGGATCGTCCATGGCGCAGAGGGCCACGCCGTCGATGGTCTCCCACGAGCTGACTGGGGTGGGGCGCTCAATGCTGCCCTCGGCGTTTGTCCGGAACAAGACTCGGCTGCACATGCCGCACGCGTACTCAGTCGTCACCCGAACGTGCCGTTCGGTGTCGACTTCCCGCTTCCATCGGTCGAACTGGACTTGCGGCACGGTGGCGAGCAGGGCGTGCACGTGGGCGGCCTGGACCAGTTCGGCGCGGGCGCGCTGAATCTCGGTGACGAAATGCTGGCCCTGTTCGATCTTGTCGAACTTCGACAAGCCCTCAGTGATCATCCGTGTGGCCGCCCCGTAATGCTGGCGGGGAGTCATCATGTCGATCGGCTCGCGCTCGGCCATCACCGGTCACCCTTCCTTCGCTGGCTGTCGGCGATACGCCGGCGTTCATTGGCCTTGAACAGGCACGCGCGGTCACCGCACGTGCCACGCTGGCGGCTGCACTTCTTGGCCGAGATCATGGTTCCGCACACCGAGCACCGCAGTTCTCCGGTCACGGCTGCTCGTCCTCCACCGTCTGACGTTGCTCGCCCGTCACTGGATCGGTGGCCGCCTGCGCGGCTTCGACCGCGCGCCGGATCTCCTTCACGCACTTCGCCATGGCCTGGCCGACGGCATACGCCAGGGCCGGCCAGCCCAGCAGTGCGTTCCGGTCCAGCACCGCCTCCACGGAGATCGGCACCGGGGCGTTGCGCAGCAGCACGCGCAGGCGCGGAGCCGCGCCGGACGGGCTGTCCATCTCGAACAGCAGATCGACGCCGTCGCCCTTCGCGCCCATCGCCCGAAGTGACTCCTCACTAGCGCGCGCCTCGGCGAGGTGGTGGGCCAGGAAATACTCGTCCAACTCGTCATCGAAGAACGTCGACTGCCGCAGCAGCTCGCCGGCGCTATTCCGGATGCCACCCCACGGGGTTTCACCCAGCGGGTGTTCCGGGGCCGTGATGCCGAGACGGCCCGGCGCAGGGGGCACGGTGAACGAGCTTTCGTGACGGAACTGCCACGGCGGCGGCTCGGCGCTGGCGCTCTTCCCCGGCCACGGGCCATTCAGCCGCTCGCGGGTCTCCGCGTCCATTTCGGCCCGCGTCGGATACTGGGGCTGACCGGTCACCCGCTGCATGATCTCGTGCGCCTCGGCCGGGGAGACGCCGGCGTCGGTCGGTGTCAGATCGACCGTCACGGTCACGTCCTTGCCGAACAGCATGGACTCACCGGTCGGCTGGCCGTCGGCGTCGAGCTTTGTCAGTCTGGCCGGCCCGGCTATGCCGGCCGTCGGCCGGGCCGACTCGGCGGCCCTGCGCTCGGCCACCTCGGCTTCAGTCAGCAGCTCCTGCCCGCAGGTGCCGCAGCTCGGCCACACCCCGTCCACGTCGACATCGTTGACGTCTCGCACGTAACCGTGCGTTGGGCACACGTTCGACGCGTCGTGCTCGCTCATGAGCCGGTCACCCGCTGCCAGGCCTGCCGCAGGGCGGACAGCTGCTGTTCGGCGGTCAGGGCTCGGCGCTTCCACTCGGCCAGGTCGGCCGCAAGCTTCTCGATCTTCGTCGACTGGTCCGGGGCGGCGGCGCTCAGCGCGGTGCGGAGCGTGGCCCGCACCAGCTCGGTCACCTCAGGGTCCTGCTTACGGTGCTTGTTGCGGTGCGGCCGGATGCTGTTCGCGCTCTTGTTGACGTACGAGCAGTCCGCGCAGGCGTACACGACCAGGTTGTCATCCTGGTCGAGCCGCAGGCGGCGCACCGACGGCCACACAACCGGATTGCCTCTGCGGTCGTTGAGCGCGGACGGTGTCGGGTCGTTGGCCAGCACCGGGAACACGCCGAGCCCGTCGACTTCGACGAACTCCTTGCCGTCCTTGTCGGTGAACCAGGCCATTCCGGTCGGTTTCGTTGGCCAGGCCATGATGGTGTCCCCTTTCAGACTGTGGTGAGGCGTCGGGCCCGGGCCTGCTTGACGCCGTACTTGCCGCCCTGGTGGCTCTGGCAGTGAGAGCATGCGGGCTGGATGTTGTCTCGCCGGTAGGTGCCGCCGAGGTGGCCGGGCACGATGCGGTCGACCGACACGGTGTCGACGGTGAGATACCCCGTGCAGCCGGGCAGGGCCAGGGCGCAATCCGCCACGATGCCATCACCGAACATGTCGATCAGCCACTGCCGCCGCCGTCGCCGGCTCTCGGCGTTCCCCCGAGCATTGGTGTTCGAGCAGCCGCGCCGTGCCCGATAGCCCTTCGTCCACCAGTCCCGGCCGTCGTCTGTGGTGAACACGCGCCGGACGCCCTTGGAGCGGCCGGAGCGCGGTGCTGCCGCGCTGATCCGGATCAGCTTCGCGTCGAGCATCTCGCCGAGCGCCTTGGACTCGGCCGAGGTGAGCGCATCCGTGGTGATCACACCGTCCCAGCTGGCGAACAGGTCCTTGACCTCGGCGCGCCACTGCCAGCCGTCGCGCTGCGGAACGGTGACGATCTTCGCGTCGAGGACCATGGACATGACCGCGTGCCGGTGCTTCGTGCATGAGAGCGCTCTCATGAGCTTCCCTTGCGAATCCGGTAGGCCGACATCACGGCGGACATGTGCGGCGAGTTGCCGCGCACCATCAGGTCGGCGTGAGCGGCGCACATCAGCTCACGTTCCGGCCAGCCCGGGTAGCTCTTCCATCGGGCCACCACGCGGTGGGTGACCGGAGCACCGCACATGGTCGGCCTCGGCCACGGTCCGCCGATCCACCAGTCGCGGCACCGGCGCTGCTGCGGCTTCACTGGCTGGTCCGCAGGGCGGCGACGGTGAGCAGCACACCCAGGATGGCGATCACGATGCAGACGGGGGCGGGGATCGAGGCGATGAGCTGCGGTGTGCGGATCATGAGCTCGACCAGGTGCCCCAACACCAGGGAAAGCCACTGGGCGATGGTGGTGAGGATGAGAGCCATGATGGGGGTCCTTTCCCTGCTGGTCTGGTAGGGCAAAGCTACACCCGACCTAGTGTGGTGTCAACTCTTGCGGCCGCAGATCTTGCACAGCTTCATGGGGAACACTCCGCCGATCTTCCTGAACGGCCCCCAGCACCGGCCGCCATTCTTGCACTGCCCCTGCACGGCCTTCCCGGGCCGGTCGACCGGAGCGGCCGGCCCGGGAATCACCTTCGGCTGCCGGGCCATCACACCGCGTCCGGCAGCAGCAAGCCGGGAGGCGTCACCATGCCGGCGTTGCCGAGCAGCGTGCGCGCCACTTCCTGACACTGCTCCCGATCCGACGGGTAGAACTGCTGCTCGTACACCTCGCCCAGCGCATACAGCACCAGGGCGGCCGCGCCGGCCACCTCGCGCACCGTCAGCCGGGCCAGGGGACCGCGCTCGCCGCCGGCCTCGATAGCCACGTGCAGCGCGTTGTTGATGATGCTCGCCGTCTTGGCCGTGTCGGTGTACTCCGTCACTAGCCGCTGTCGCTTCGCCATCGAGTCACTTCCCCTGACTGGACTTGCGGGGCCGCTTCGGACAGACCGCCTCGTGGGCGGTGCGGGTCGCCTTCAGCACGAACCGACGCTGGCAGTGGAAGCAGATGTATCGGGCGATCGGCATGGGTCAGCCCTGCCAGGTCGCGGAGTCGATCGACGCGTCATAGTCGTCGCCGTCGTAGTGGTCGGCGAGCTGGTCGCCGTTCAGCTCGGCGACGGCGGACGCGATCATCTCTTCGACGGTCGGCACGTCGTTCTGCTCGGTGTAGCCGTCCGGCACGGTGACGCGCACGGTGAATGTCTCACTCATGACTCGTTACCCTGCGAAATGAACGCGGACAACTGCTCGTACGGCGTCTCTGCGTTCAGCAGCTCGTGAACCGGAATGGGGTTCGGGCCGGCAGTCATAGGGACTTCGGGCTTCGGCACGAATAGGCGGTCATACTCGCTCCGGAGCAGTCCCTGTGTCGCGTATACCTCGGACTTCCAGCCACGGAAGTCGTGGTAACTGACGAATCGGCGCAACAGCTCCTGCAATTGGAGAAACTCGTCCCGGTCCAGTGGGCCGACCTTGTGGATACTCATGGTGATCTCGATTCACGTATCGGGTGGCTGGTTCACGAGTGACGGTACGCCTCATGCGCGTGGGTGTCAACTACGTGGACAGGCCGCGCTCCCGGCGTAGCCGCAACACGTTCTGCACCACCTGCGTGTCCGCCCTGAACCGCCGCCCCCCCGGGGCCTGCCAGGAACCGTCATCCAGCTTCGCCCAATCCGCCGGATCATGCCGAGGCTTCGGCGGCTTCCCCGTCCGCACCGGACGATGCGTCGGCGCGGCCCTCACCGAGGCCGTCAACGCCGTGCGCGGATCACCGTCCACCTGCGCCGTCAGCTTCGACAGGTCATATTGCTCGTTGCGCACCCTGGCGTAGCCGGCGATCGTCACCTCGACGAACGCGGCCTGGATCGACCGCACCAGCTCGTGCGGGGTTCGCGCCACCGACGACCAGCCGCGCGTCAACGGCGTCTCAATGCGCAGGGTGCCATCCGGCAGCTCCTGCACCGTCAGGGGGATCATGGTGGGCCGGTGCCGAGCCATCGCTACCGCCTTCCCGACATCGCGTGTCGGATACCGCTGGTCATCTGGTGTCGTTGGATCTGCCCCTGCGCGCGGCGCGGCGGCTTCGGAATGCCGGCCTTGACCAGCCACAGCACGGCGTACACGAAGGCATCGAGCCGGTCCGGGGACTCGGTCTCATCGGTGGTCCACGTGGTCAGCTGGTCTTCGAGGTACTTGAAGACACCCACGTGGTGGGTGCGGTGCTGCTCGGACACCACGGAGACCGGCTCGGCCCGGACGCGCTTGCCCTGCTTGGCCCGGATCTTGTGGATGGCGGCGGGCAGGGTGCGGCCGTGCAGCTTCTCGGTGGTGCGGATCAGGTCGACCAGGGCCTGCCCGCCGTTGTTGACCTCGATGATGATCTCATTGCAGTTCCACAGGTCGTAGACCCGCAGGATCTCGGCCGCCCATTTGGCCGGCGAGTCGCGCATCGAGTAGTCGCCGAGGATGTACACGTGGCCGTCGCTGCCGAGGCCGGCGACGATCAGACCCGTTTCGTCGGGGTCCTGCCGGCCGCGCCGGCCCTTGTGCTCATCGTCCGACTTGCGGTCCTCGACGGCCGGGTCAACGGCGAGCACGATGCGCACCAGGGCAAACTCATGCACGTGACCGTCGGCGTCGACCCACGTGCGCGGCAGTTCCTCGCGCCGGTCGTCGTCGATCTGCTTCTGCTTCCACAGCGCGCCCTCGACCTCTTCGAGCAGGTCGGCGTCAAGCTCTTGGCGGCCCTTGGCGGTGCCGTCGAACTTGGCGTGCAGCGCGCGCAGGGTGGACGCAGGCAGGTTGGCCCGGTTCGAGTCGGTGGTGCCGCGCCGGGTCTCGCAGTACGGATCCTTCAGCAGGTCCTTAATCACCGACAATGGAAGCGGTGTGGTGGTTGCGACAATTTGCGGATGCCGTCCGAGTCGCATTCCAAACAAAAGCATTTCCCAAGCGTCGACCGCCCGCTTGGCCACTTGTGCCAATTCATCTACCCAAGCCCTATGGTGCTGCGGGCCGCGTAGGCGGGCCGGTTTCTCCGCGCTGAAGAGCTTGTACCGGCTGCCCGTCATCGGAATGATCAGCTCGCCGATCGACCGGTTCCACGTGTACTGGACCCCCATGCGCAGCAGCACCGACTCAAGCCCGGACTCACCCTCGACGCAGGTGTCCCGGGCGTCCGCGAAGGTCGGGGCGACGATGGCCATCCGCCAGTTACTGTTCAGCACGCCGGCCGCAGCCATGTCCTCGGCGGCCGAGCGCGTCTTGCCGGCACCACGGCCAGCCAGATACAGGGTGACGTCCCAAGCCTGGCCGAGCGGTGTGCGCTGCTCGGGGCGGCACGTCGAGCAGGAGTGGCACAGCGTGCCCGGCACGCGCTCCCAGTGCACCGCCAGCTCGGGAGATGGCCAGTTGGCCGGGTCCGGATCCTGGCAGCTGCTGTCACGCCAGTCGCGCAGCACGCGCAGCCAGTCGGCTTCCGCCTCGGCGTCGAGCATGTTCGCTGCGACGCCGAGGAAACTCACGCGGCCTCGACGATCCGCAGGTGGCGCGCGAACACCTTCGCCGCCTCTGCCCGCTGCTCGGGGCCGATGCCGAGCTCTTCGAGGCCGGCGGTGAACGCCTGCCGCACCATGGCCGCCTGCTGCTCCTCGATACGGGCAAGTCGTTCGTCGATGTTGAGCCGGGCCAGCGTGGCCAGCGCGGTGATCGCACGGTCGAGGGCGCGTTCCCACACCAGGATCTCGGCGCGCACCGTCTCGACGCCCAGCTCCGAGAAGGTGGACACGCTGGTGATGTTGTCCAGCTCTTCGCGGCACAAGTTCTTCCACTGCACCACTTCGCCGGCGAGCTGTTGCAGGGCGTGCAGCGGGTTCTCAATCGAGGGGGCGAGTCCGAGGCGTGCGGCCGCGTTGCCGATCCTCTCCTCGATGCGCGCCTTTTCGGCGGCTATGCGCGGACCGGGCAGGTTGCCGCCATGCGTGGGGCAGCGTGTCTGATGGTCCCGGGGGAAGCGACGGCACAGGCCGGTCGGATTCTTTTCGGTGACCTTCTGCTTGGCACCGCACCGTGGCTTGTCTGATGTCTGATTGTTCGGCATTGCGTCCCCTCCGTCCCCAGGGCACTGTCAAGCCCTAACGAAACGGTACACGACGTTTGATCGTTCACGCACTGTCGGCTACAGCGCGTAGTGCGGCATATCGTCGTAGGCGCAGGTGTTGACCACGAGGAACATAGCTGGCACGCGGCGGTCGTGGGGGTCGAGCTTGCGGGGTATGACGCGCTGTGAGGTGCGCACCACGTACTCGGGGGAGTCGTTGGGTAGAACACCAGTTCGAACCAAGGCGTCGATGCAGTGTTTCAAAGTGGCAGCGATATTGTCGGAATCAGCCACCCTGTTGTCACCCTTGTACCACACCAATTCGACCGTGATCGGATGGATATCACGCGGCACTTTTCCCTTAGCGACCAGTGCGGTGCCCTTGAGAATTGCCTTGGCGAGGCGTCGCTGCTCGGGCCATGAGTCGCGCGAGTTCATTGTTAGCGGCGGCTTCAGCCACGGCAGGGGCACGACATACTCGGTCACCCCACCATGGTAGCCGGTGTCAACGACGAAGGAACACCGGCAGCACAAAGCCCACCCCCGAGACCAGGTCGGCCGCCACGTCGATCGTCGCTGGCCACGTCGCGAAACCGCCCGACTTGTACTTGCCGAACAGCACGCCGATCGAACTGGCACCGGCGTCAGCGAAGTCGGCGAAACCGAACGTCGGCGCATCCGAGTAGCCGCGCACCGACACCACCACCAGCCGCAGCCCGTCCACCGCCGGCGTCGGAACCCCGCTGATCGGCTTGTCCACCTTGCCGGCGGTCTCCCACATCACGTCATCCGAGACCGAGGTGCCCAGCAGCGCGCCGGGCCCCCCGCCGGCGGGAACGTCGTAGACGGCGAAGCCGTTGTTCCCGGTGATGCTGTGCGTCGCCGGATCGTTGGTGCTGAACGTGAACGCCCCGCCGATCGGGACACCGGCCTTGACCGGGACCAGCGCCGCCCACGCCTCGTTGTTGATCGTCGACACTTTGGTGACCGCGTGCAGCGGCAGGTTGCAGCTGTGGCCACCGAAGCGTTCGGCGTCAGGGTTGGGCTGCGGCGGCACCGACTGCAAGGCTGTGTCGGCGAGACCGAGGCTGGCCGAGACGGCGGCCGTCAGGTCGGCCTCGGGGATGCCGGGGCCGGGCTTGACGTATGCGGCGTTGGCGGCTGTCTGCGCCGTGCCGGCCGCAGACAGGGCTGACGCCGCCGCCGTGGCCGCCCCGGCCGCCGCGTTGGCCGCCGCCACCACGTCGTCATCGTTCTGCGCGAGGCGCGACGTCAGCCCCGAGACGGAGCCCTGCGGGATGCCGGTGCCAACACCGACGGCAGGGTTCAGCGGGTCGGTGTCGTCGACCGTGATCGTGCCGTTCAACGCCGCCACCGACTCGATGCCCGACCCACCACCGCCGGGCGGTAGGAACTGCGAGGGGACGTGGCCGCCCACCAGCGGGGCCACCATCACACCCACCGCAGAGAGCGGGAGGTACGCGTACGCCGGGCTGGGGGTCGGCGCGGCGGCGGCGAGCAGCTGTTCGAAGCTGGCGTCCGCGTTGATCTGCACGAAGAACTTGCGGTAGAACACCGAGGCATCGGCCAGCACGGCCCGAACGGTGACCTCATAGGCCCATCCGGATGGGGACACACCGCTGATGACGGCGGCCGGCATCGGGTCCGACGCGGTGTTGATCGTGCCGTCGGACCCGATGTCGAACGACCAAATGCCGGGGGCGAGCACGATATGGTCGATGCCGTCGCTCAATGCGTACGGCATTCGGAAGGTGACCGTGCCGCCGGTGGCGGTCACACCCTTGTGGTTGGCCACCGTTCCGGTGACTGTGATCGGCGTGACGCCACCCGGCAGGGCCATCGGTCAGTTGCTCGCCGAGACGGCCGCCGAGGGCGGCGGCGTGTCGACGCCGACCCGCGAGATCCGCACCCACTCGGCCAGCGTCGCCTGCGACACCCACGCCGTTTTCGCTTCGGGGAACGCCCCCAGCAGACTTTCCTGCTCGGAATTGGGGCCGCTGCTGACCAGGCCCACGTACACGCCCTGGTCGTTGCGCCACACACCATGGGGGTACAGCGGCTCGCCCTTGTTCACGTTCGGGTCGGCCTCGGCCAGAAACAGCACCTGCTGAAACGGCATGTCGTCATCCCCTTCGTCATCCGGCCCGGGGGCCGGGGGCTTGCTTCCCGGCGTCAGATCTGCCTGCGTGAAGGCTACCTGCCGGGACCGGTCGCCCAGGCCTTGCATGCCGGCGACCGGTGCGGCGTCGGTGTACTGCCAGACGGCGAGTCGCGGGTGCGAGTACCCGGACTGGTTCAGACCATTCGCCCAGTCCACCGAACCGGGGTAGGCCGCGACCATCAGGTACACGTCGGCGTCGGCCCAATCATCGGGCCGCATGATCGTCTGCCAGAACGAGCGCGACGCATAGATGATGATCTTTCGCTGGCCGGTGCGCTGCCGGTACGCCGTGATGAACCCCGCCACCCACGTGTTGACGTTGCCGGCCGTCCACGTCACGCCGGTCGTGTCCTCGACATCGAGCATCGGCAGCAGCGCGCCGTCGTCGAACGCGCCTACCGGCCCGGCCACGTCGAAGAAGTGGCCGAAGTCGGCGGCCGGGCTGAACCGGGAGTCGGCGAAATGGTAGGCCCCGACCAGACCCCCGGCGGCCCGTGCGCCAGCGAACTGGCCGACGAACAGCGGGCTGGTGTAGGCGGCCGAGCCGGACGCCTGCGTGGCCTTGGCCCACACCGCCGGCGTGTCGCGGATGTAGGCGGCCCAGTCCGTCACGTTGTTGTGGCTGCTCACGTCACCAATGAACATGGTCGTCCCCTTCCCTGCTGTGGCCACGGTACGTCAGTCCACGTCGGTGATGTCGCCCCAATGCGCCCGCCAGCGCAACGTCACCGTGCCGGTCGTGCCGTGCCGGTTCTTCGCCAAGATGAACTCGACGTCACCGGTGGGCACCTGCTCGCCGGTGGTCGTCTCCGCCGTCGGCCGGTGAAGCAGGATGATGCCGTCCGCGTCCTGCTCCAGTCGACCGGTCTCGCGCAGATGCTCTTTGCGCGGAACCCCGTCAGCACCGGACCGGTTGAGCTGGGCCAGGGCGACGACCGGGATCTCCAGTTCCTTGGCCAGCCGCTTCAAGCCAGACGACATCTCAGCGACTTCTTCTTGCCGGTTGCGACCGCCGCTAGACGTGAGCAGCTGCACATAGTCGACCACGATGAAGTCGAGTCCGATGGTGCGTTTGCGGGTGCGCGCCGTGGACGCGATCAGCGGCACAGAGATGTCTGAGGCGTCCACGATGCCCAGGCGCAAGCCGGCCGAGCGCATCCACTCCACGTGGTCGGCGGCCGACCGCAGAACCCGCTGTGACGGGGCAAACGAGGTGAACTCGGACAGCTCCTCGCGCAGGGCCCGGGCGATCCACCGGTCCATGATCTCGCGCCGGGTCATCTCGGCCGAGAAGAACAGGCCGCTGTACCCCGATTCGGCCGCCGTCATGGCCAGCGCCCCACCGGCCAGGGTTTTGCCGTCGCCGGGTCGGGCCCCGAACACGTAGAAGCCGCCGGGGCGTAGGCCGCCGCCGCTGAACTTCTCGTTGATTGACGCCCACGGGGTGGGGATCACCTCGGCCGGCGGCCCCTCGGTGAGCCCGGCGAGATATTCCGGCCCGTAGTCGGCGACTTCGACCACGAGATCCGGCGTGCCGCTGTCGTGCGTGGCTTCGATGTCGCGGAGCAGCTCGCGCAGCTTGGCCGCGTGCTGCGGGTCGTCGAGGCCGCCCTGCTCGGCCAGCTGCGCCAGTCGTTGCCCGTGCTGGGCCAGCTTGCGGGACCGGGCCGCGCCGGCGACCCGGGAGGCAGCCAGCAGGGCGTGTTCGGCGACGGGGGCCGTGGTGCACTCGCGGGTGATGATGTCGAGCGCCAGACGGGTGCTGATGCCGGTGCCGTCGGCGGCGAGCGCCGCGTGCACGGCGGCCACGTCGATCGGTGTGCCGTTGTGGCGGAAGGTGCTGGCGATGTGCCAGATCAGCCCGCGCGCGGGGCTGAGAAAGTCGCCCGGCTTCACCAGGCGCAGCACGTCGTCGAAGACCTCGACCAGATCGGGGAACATGATCAGACCGAGCAGGGTCGCTTCGTCTTGGTTGACGATTGCCTGCCGGTCGGCGGTGGACAGGGTCACGACTCGGCCCGGAAGTTCTTCCGGTTCTCCGCTGCCCACTTCTTCCACTCGGCCGGCGGCAGCTGCCGCAGCACCTTGTCGGCGATTCCGTTGAGCCATTCGTGACGGTAGTTCTGCCAGAACCGCTCGGCCGTGTCGAAGTCGACTTCGCGGCCGAGGTGTTCGTTGATCACCTGGCGGCCGATCTCGTGCTGCCAGCAGAAGAACCGGGCCAGCCGGTACAGGCCGCGCTGCTCTTCGATCTGGCTGTGCACGTGAGCGATCTTCACGTAGCCGGTGTGATTGAGGTTCAACCAGCGAGCGGCGGTCATGGCCTCTTCGACCGTCCACTGCCCGTCCTCGATCGCGTAACGCCACCGAACACTCTGCGTCTCATCGAAGGCCTGCCCCGTGTCGAGCATGGACAGGAACTCGCGAATAGCGGCGTTGGGGAACGTCTCACTGGGGGGTAGAATCGGCAGCATCAGCCGTACACCTCTTCCGGTTGATCACACCCCCGGACCCTGCCAGGTCGCGGGGGACTTTCTTGCACCGTAGCACGGTGATCACGCATCCGGGAACAACGCGGCCAGGGACACCGCACGAGCCTGGTAGGCCGTCGCACCCTGCGGCAGCGAGATCGTGCGATCGTTCAACACGACCTGACGGCCGGGACGCTGCGCCGACCAGTTGCCCGGCTGCACATCGGCCATGGCCCGCATGACCCACGCACCGCGCTTCTCGGCCGCGCGCCGGACAGCGGCCAGGATGTGCACCGGGTTGTTGCCGGCAGCCACCAGGCCCTTGACTTCCTTGCCGACCTGGCCGATCTGCCGGCCCGACGGCTCAAAGCCGAAACCACGAGCGGCCTCGACGAACAACCCGACCAGCGTCTTTGTCCACTCGGACGGGGTGTGCTGCTCGCGGGGCATCTGCCACGCCTCAGCGTCGAAGCGCGGAGCGTCCACCGGGGCCGAACGCTTCCGCTTGCCCGTCTCCGCGACCTCAGGCAGCAGCCACGACTCGGAGAGGTTCGGCACGGCCGGCACAGCCGAGACGGGCACCAGATCGGTGGACGGCGGCTCGATGGCCAGGAGCGGTGGACCTTCGAGGCCGGGCAGTTCGTCGTCGATCAGCTCGGCGTCGAGGACATCCTCGGCCAGTGACGCGGCAGCGGCATCGGAAAGAGGGGAAGGGTGATCTTTTACGGGTAGGTCAGGGAGGGAAGGTAGGTACGCATCAACTGCGTTGGGGTCAGGGTCTACAACGCAGTTGGTGCGTACCCCCTGCTGCCTCTGCTTGTAGTTGCGCCACCGCTCTGCGGCTAGTTCGGCGCGGTGTTGCTGCGCCTCGACGAACGGCTTGCGCAAGGCTTCGAAGTCGGCCAACAAATTCAGGTGGTAGCGCCCGCTACCACCTGGGCCCTTACCGTCCGGGATGAGCAGGTCAGCCTCCACGGCAGCCTTGACAATGCGGGGGATGGACCGGACCCGAAGACCTGTCGCCTCAGCGATCGTGGCGTACGACGGGTAGGCGTTGCGGCCGGTCGCGTAGTCGGCGTGGTGGATGTAGACCTTGATCACTTCTTTCATCCGCCACAGTGCGCGGTTGTGTCCGTCGATCAAGGTTGGCAAGCGGAGTGAGTACTCCGCTACGGTCAGCACTGGACGGCCCCCCGGCGAGCGGCACAACGGCGCTCCCGAGCCTCTCGCTCGGCGCGGCGCAAGCGCCGTTCAGTGAAGCTGTCTCGCACGGGATACAAGGCGTCACCGTCTCGGCGCAGCAACCCAGCAGTCACCGCTATACGCACCGTGGCCAGCAGTGAGCGACGCGAGTGGTGACCGTTCAGCCTGGCGTCGCGACCCTCCAGCACTCGCGTGGGGTCGTCATAGATGTCGATGGCAGCAACTGCCGCCATGACCAGCATATTGACCGCGTGGTTCGGTTTGCCGGCGGGCGTCCTGTATACCGGCAGCTCGGCGGCCCAGTAGATAAGCGGATGCTGAGCTACGTACTGCAACCGCTTGGATTCTTGGGCGTCAACCTGCTTCGTGGCATTGCCTTGCGGGTCCGTCATCGATAGACTCCCTGCTGAGTTCTTTGGACAGCCCCGGCATATGGGTCGCAAGCCCGCCGGGGCTGTTTGGCGTTTGAGGTCCGATCCTAGCCGTCGGCGGGCCGCCGCGACAGTGCGTCACGGCGGCCCGAACGATCAGAATGTCACGGACTGGCAACAGGTCTAGTCCGATAGCCGATGGCCGAGCGCGAGTTCCAGCGTGCGGAAGTCGGTGATGTAGCAGCCCAGTGGCAGTCGGTCACCGTTCTCCCCGAGCAGGCACCAGCGCCAGCCGCCGAACGCGTAGACGCAGACCGGCACCATGTGCAGCGGGTCGGGGCTCAGCTTGGGGATCAGCCAGCCCAGAGCCTCCGATCGGGGTCGGTCGGCGTGCACACTGCCGGGGCCGCCGTTGTGCACGATCGGATCGAGCGCAAGCAGGTTCGACAGGGCGTCAGTGTCGGGCCGCGAGGTGCCGCCCATGCCTTTGTTGCGCCTGTGGTGCAGGTCGAAGGTGTCGAAGTCGAGCGGTTTCCCGCTCACCTCACACCGACCACCGCACCGCTCCCACGCGGTTGCGCGCAGGGCTGGCCAGTTGGCGCGAGCTCGCTTCGTCATCGTGTTGACTCCCCTCAGTCCAGTGGGTACGATCCACAGTATGCGAGCACGGCGAAGGGAGGTCAACCACCGGTGAGCACCACCAAGCGACCGACCGTCCGGATCAAGTCCCCGGACGAACTGACGGGCCAAGACCGCGAGATCCTGCGACTCAAGGCCGCCGGCAAGAGCTTCCGCGAGATCGGCGCACAGTTCCACATGACCCGCCAGGCCGCCCAGCTGGCCTACCGGCGCGCCGGCGGCCAGACCGACCGGCAGTGGCCCGTGACGAAAGACCCGAACGACGATCACATGGTCGAGGTCCGGGTGCACGAGGATGTTCACGCGGCGGCCGTCGCCCGGCTGACGGTGATCTGCGACGAAGCCGGCCTGATCGCATCCTCGCGGCCCACCCTTTCGGCGGTGTGCCGCGAGCTGCTGCGGCAGCCGCTACTGCGGCGCGAGTTCCCGCAGCTGGCCGAGCCGTTCACCAGCTCGCCGCCCGGCAGTCACGGCGGCCCGACGCAGATCGTGCGCTGGCGGGACATCTGGGGCCGGTTCAGCACCGCACAGAACAAGATCCACCACCGTGGCTACTCGGTGAGCCAGGTGATCGAGAAGCGGCTGCGTGAGTTCGCGCTGTCCGGCAAGCTGCCGGGCGCGCTTCGGGGACATCAGACAGGGGACGAGAAGTGACGGACGTGAAAGAAACGCCGAAGCGCACCGCGATGCAGGTCGCGCTCGACGCCGAGAGGATGGCGCGACAGGCACTCGACGGCGGTGAGGGGCCCGATTTCACCGGACCGTTCGACCAGCTGCGCGAGCGCGTCAGTGAGTTGCTCGCCTGGCGGGACGGCTTCCTTGGTGCTGACGGCCCCAGGGGTGTACTGAAGGCGGCCGAGCGGGGCGAATCCAACGCCCTGACGCTGCGCGAGCTGGTCAAGGACGTCGGCGACATCCGGGTGACCGTTCAGAAGCTGGTCAACTTGGTGCCCGCCGACCTCTGGTCCGGCCGGGGTGGCGCGCTGGCGACACGACAGCAGGTCGACGCAACCATTGACGCGACCCTTGCCGTCGACGAACGGCTGCGCAACGTCGAGGAGTGGCAGGCGGCCGAGCTGGACGAAGACAACGCGGACAACGTCGGCGCGCTGCGCGAGCGGGTCGCAGCCCTGCAACACGACCTGGCCTCCTACGCCAACGCCGGCGTCGTCGACCACATGATCCAACAGCTGCGCGAGCGCGTCGACATGGTGGAGCGCAAAACCCACGGAATGAATGGCCCCCGATCGGCGCAGGGCGACGCGCCGCACGTGCTGGGGTTGATCGCGCGGCTTCAGAAGCTCGTACACGAGATCGCCAAGGGTCGCGAGTTCAAGGCCGAAAACCAGCGCGGTGAGACAACACAGCGCTACAGCTTCCGGGGCATCGACGAAGCCCAGAACGCGATCGGCTCGGCGCAGCGCGAGATCGGTCTGATCGGCCCCAAGGTGACGATCGTCGAAAAGGCGGTTAGCACCACCGAGGTCAACAAGGGCAGCTACACGCAGGTGTGGACCACAGTTAGCGTGACCGCGCGCTACACCTTCCAGTCCCCGATCGACGGCTCGGAGTGGTCGACCGAGGGCTGCGGTATGGGGCGCGACCTGGGCGACAAGGCCGAGTCGAAGGCTCTGGCCGGTGCGTTCAAATACGCCCTGTTTCACGGCCTGAACATCCCCGTGAAGGGCGTTTTCATCGACGCCGAGACCGAGGACCCGCGAATCGAGCGCGAGCACGAGCAGCCGAGCGAGCAGGGGCGCACCTACGGCCACGGCCAGCCGCCGACGCAGACGGCCGAGGACCGCGAGCGCGCGGCGTGGCGTGATCAGGCAGGCTCGACCCCGGGGCCGGTGGACCAAGATGGCCGGGACGGCTTCGACGGCGGTGATATTTCGCGACGCACCGGCCGGTCGCCGGCGGAGCGGCTCGACAACTGGACCGGCGAGGAGCCGCCGCAGGACGTGCAGGCCGCTGCCCGTGCGGAGCGGCAGACCGCGCAGCGCGAGCCGGACAAGCGGTCGCCCGAGGAGCTGGCCCGCGACGCGCTGAACGCGGTGCGTCGGGCGGCCAACGCCAACGAGGCGGCCAGCGTGTGGAACTGGATCTACCAGCGCCAGCTGCTCGCGGTGCCGGTCGACGGGGTACCGGTCGGACAGCACATGCTGGCCGCTATCCGCCTGCTACCCGGCGGCGGCCAGGTCGAGTTGCCCGGGTGGGGGCAGTTCCGGTGACCGACGCCATGGGCCACGCCGAGGCCGTGCAGCGCGCGCTGATTGCCGTGCTGCGCGACTCGGGGCACGATGTCGACGACTGCCTGAACTTTCACGGCACGTCAAGGCCGCCCCAGGTGCGGGCCGACAGTGACGGTACCCAACTGGCCGTGTGCGGCTGTGGCGTGGTCGCGGAGATTCCGGGCGGCCTCGAAGTGCAGCTGCGCGGCCGGGGCCTCACCCCGGATGCGCAGCCGCCGACCGCCGCCGACCCGGTGCAGCCCGGACTCCCGCTGATCGACCCGTCCGAGATCGCCACGCCCGAGCAGCTCGAAGCGCACCTGCTGGACGTGATCCAGCGACTGGAGACGGGCCAGCTGTTCGAACGGGAGTGCATCGAGGCCGAATACTCGGCCCGGCTGGCGTGGGAGTTGGCGAAGGCGAGGCAGATCGCGAAGGGCGGCGCGGCGGCGGACGTCCGCATGGCTGCCGCGCTGGCCGAGCACGGCGACCTGTATGAGGCGTATCTGCGGGCCGAGATGATGCGCAAGGCGACGCAGGCCGCTATGCACAATTGTCGCTCGATGCTGTCGGGCTATCAGACGGTGGCCCGCTCGGTGCTGACGACCTATCAGGCCGGCGGCTCACCGGGTCCGAACAGCCAGCCGCAGAGGGGACGCTAATGGAAATGACCCCCGACTACGGGCTGCCGTACGGCTGCAACTGCGACGGCATCACCGGGCGACCGGGGCGCGGTTGCCCTTCGCACGTCGGGCCGAAGCGCACTTCCCGGACTTACCGCCGCTGCGACACGTGCTCGGCCGCTGGTCACCGCCATCCGGCCAGCGGCTGCGCCCTGTCCAACTGCCCGTGCTGCGCGCGAGGCGCTCGAACGAAAGGAATCTGACCATGGGCTGGTGCAGTGCGACGGAGATCATGGACCGGGCCTTGAAGACAGCCGAGGAGGCCGTGCTCGCCGGAGTGGCAGTGGTTGTCGGCGGCGGCTCACCCGGAGCGCACGAATGGTTGCTCGCAAACGAACCCGAAGCCCTCGACAAGGCCTTGTCGCCGTTCGTCGTCGAATTGGCTGCCGTGCTGCGCGACGGTGACTGGGACTGCATCGAGGAATCGGAATACTTCGACCGATTCACGCAAGAAATGTTCGGCCACACCGACGACGAACATCGGGCGTGGCTGGTCGAGCAAATCAAAGACTTCGCCGACGACGACCAGACCGATCAGGTAATCGCGTGGTCGAAGCGGCTGGCCGAGTTCCAACGGAAGACAGGAAACTGATCAATGGGTGCGTTGAAAGTGAGCGGTGTGTGCCGCCTCGGGGCCGACCCCGACCTGAAGTTCACACCGTCGGGGGCGGCCGTCTGCTCGGCGCGCGCGATCTTCCAGGACCGTTACCTCGACCGGCAGACCAACGAATGGAAGGACGGCACCGCGCAGTGGGTCACGCTGACCGCGTGGCGGCAGCTGGCCGAGAACATGGCCGAGTCGTTCAAGAAGGGCGACGACGTTGTCGTTCTCGACGGAACGCTGGCCGTCCGCGAGTTCGAGCTGCGCGACGGCGGCAAGGGCTACTCGGTCGACATCACGGTGCGCGACCTGGGCCCGTCGATCCGGTTCCATGCGGCCAAGTCGGCACGCGTGGACCGACAGTACGACGGGCCGGCGGCCGGTCAGGGCGACCCGTGGAATGAGCCGCCGCAGGACAACCGCCAGCGGCCGCAGCCGGCGCAGCGCGGCACGTGGCAGGGATCGGGCCAGCCGGTGAACCAGCGGCAGGCTCGCGCCGATCAGCGCGCGGCGCAGTCGGTCGGCACGTTCCCGGATGAGCCGCCGTTCTTCCACCGCACCCCCGGTTTCCAGCCGTGAGCGGCGAGCGGCTGGTGGTGACCGGAAACGAGGTGGGGATCACCTCGGCCGAGCAGGCTGAGCTTGACAACCTGTTCAGCTATCACGCGCCGGTCGGCGACCAGGTCGATCGTTACGGGGTCATTCGCGCGCAGGCGCGACAGCTGGCCCGGGTGATCATGGCCTATTCGCACGACAGCGAGGAACGGCGTCAGGCCTTGTTCGCCGTGCGCGCTGCGGTGATGTGGGCAAACGCGGGGATCGCGTGCAACGAAGTGACCGATGAGTAGGCACCGCTCGGGGGCCGGTCGCCATGGCGGCGGCCGGCCCTGGCGCGTGCCGCGCATTCTGCGACACGTGGGCGGTGGGCATCGGCGAGGTGTCGGCTGCCTGGGTTGGCTGATGGTCGGCCTTACGGTGGCCGTCGTACTGCTTGTTGACACCCACTAGTTGGAGGCGTAGCGTCATCGCCATGACAAAGACGGTACTCGACCCCACGCTCTACCTGGTGCAGCAGATCGCCGAGCTGGACATCACGCTGCGCGCCGTCAACAGCACCGACAACCAGGGCGAACCCTGCCAGCACTGCCAGGTCCTCGACCACCACAACGCCGTCACGCTGCACGGCTTCGGCCCCGACGGCGAGGCGGGCACGGCTGACTGCTGCGTGCACTGCATCCCGGCCGCCAGCGAGTGGTTCAACCCGCTGTACTCGATGGTCGCCGAGGTGGCCCGGTGACCGATCCGGCCACCGTTCCTGGCTACGGGGACGCCCTGGCCGCCCTCGAAGAATGGCAGCACCAGGCCGGCATGGACGGCTCGTGCTGGTGCTGGTCCAACGACCACGTGGAGTCGGCCGTCGCTTTGATCATGCTCGTGGCTCGGCCGCACATGCAGGCCGAACTGTTCGCCGACCTGTCGGACAAGCTGGCCGACGACGGCTTCGAGCAGGTGTCGCTGATCCTGGACCACACCAGCCACGAACTTCGAAGGAGGCTCGATGGACACCGTTGAGCTGAAGCCCACCCGGCTGTGGTCGCGCGGCACGGTCGAGGTCGCCCTGTTCGAGGATGTGCGGCAAGGGCCCGCGTTCGCCGAGCTGGTGAACGGCCGATGGGCCCCCGATGACAAGGTGCCGGCCGTGTGGCTCCCCTCGGCCGGGAACCTCAAGCCTCGACTGACCGTCGGTGACTGGCTGGTGCGACAGGGCACACGCTTCGAGGTGCTCTCGCCGGCGATCTACGCGGAGCGGTACGAGCCGGCGGGCGGTGAGGTTGCGTCGCTGGAAAGCATTGCCGGCACGCTGCCAGACCCCGTCGACTTCCGCCGTCGTGTGCTCGAAGCGGCCCGGCGCAGCTACGCCGATGCGGTCGACGGCCAGGAAGTGCACACCGTCGAAGACACCTTCGAGGTGCAGCGCATGCTGGCCAAGACTCGTGAGCTGGCCCGGCAGTACGCCAGCACCTTCACTGCGGTGGACAAGGCCCTGGCCGAGTTTCAGCGTGACCAGCTCGAACTGCTGCCGGCGGGACCCGGCGCGGTGAAGATTCCCGACGCCGAGGGTGATGTCACGGTCCAGCTGGACCAAACCAACAGCTACAGCTTCGATGAGGAGCAGCTGTCTTCGGTGATTGCGGCCGAGATGATGCCGCCCGACATGCTGCTGCACTTGATCAACTTGATCGAGGATGCCCAGGACGAACACCAGCAGCTCAATGACGTGGCCGCATGGCTGGCCGAGATGATCACCTCGGTTATTGGCCGAGTGCGCAGCCTGGGCAATGTGACGGTGCAGGTCACCAAGGTCCGTGCGTTCGCCGACCAGCTCGCGCGAGACGGACAACTGGGACTGTCCGGTGTGGTCCGGGATGCCATCATCAAGACGACCACGACGAAGCCGGGTGCGAAGTTCACCCGCAAGGAGGCGAAGTGACCGAGAACGAGAACGCCGGTTGGGCCGGCGACCGCTACGGCCTGGCCAAGCCGGACGTGCCCGCCGGGCACCAGGCGACGCTGCGGCCCGTCGAGGGCAGCGACGTGCCGCAGGTGTCCATCGAGCCGGTGCCGGACAACCCCGAGCCGGACATGAGCGAACCGACCACCAAGGCCTCGGTCGACGCGCACACGGCCACTCAGGCCGAGGTGGCGCAGGCCTTTGCCGCCGAGCACGACAGCCAGTTGCAGGCCCGGCAGGACGCCGAGGTTGCGGCCGCCGGGGAGCCGGCGAACATCGGCACCGACGGGAAGCCGCACTTCCCGCTGATCACCGAGCGCGAGAAGAACGACCCGAGCGAGCCCGACCACAACCCGGCCGAATGCGGGACCTGCGGCACTGAGTGGCCGTGCGAGCAGGCGAAGGAGATCGAGCGCCAGCAGGCCGAGGCGCGCGGCGAGCAGCCGGTGCAGGTACAGCAGCCGGACACCCCGGAAACGCCGTGAACGCGCACGAGCTGATGCAGCTGCTTGCCGACACCGAACTGCCGGAGGCCGAAGTGTTCATGCGCTCGACGTCATCCGGCGACGATCCGGTCAGCGCTGTCGAAGCGAACGTCGACCGTGGATTCATCATGCTGATCGGCTCGGACAGCTGATGTCGGCCGAGCAGGTGGACAGAGTTGCCCGGTCGCTGCTGCGCACCGAACTGCTGCTGCGCCTGCTCGACAGCGACCGCAGGCCGGACACCGTCGAGCAGACGGTGTCCGGCCTGCGGATCGAACTGGCCTTGCAGCGCGACAACGTGTGGCTACAGCTGGACGAGTTGGGCCTGCCGGAGCCGGAGCCGCCGGCGCTGACCGCGCGTCCGCCGATGCGGCCGAATCCGGATGCGCTTTTCTAGTCGGCGCGTCCGTCGCTCACCGGCCCCGGCGGCACGGCCGAGGCGACGCGTCCGGTGAGCGGGTACACCGGCGGCGTGTTCGATCCGAGCACGATGACGGTGAGCCAGGCGGGCAGCATCGGTTCGATCTTGCGCATCAGGGCGTACCAGGCGCTGGCGAGCACGGCGGCGACGGCCGGCCCGAAGCCGATCACATTTGCGGGATCGATGAGCTGGGCCACGCCCGGGATCAGCGACACCAGGTAGGTGATCAGGGCCCCCCACAGCACCGGAACCACGGTGCGAATGAGGCTCAGCACGTAGTCGGACACGGCCTGTCCGGGCTGGTAGGGCGGGATCGGTGTCATGGTTTTGTCCCCTTCGCTAGCTTGGGATGCAGGTCCAGATAGTGACCGACTTGTGCCCGAGGGGATTGGACGGATCATCCACCCGCACCCCGTCGAGCTGTGTGAACTTGCCTTTGCCGGCGCACAGGATGTCCGGGCTCTGTGCGGCCGCTGTGTTGAACGCGTCCATGATGTCCTGCGCCGTCGGTGCCGGCCCCGGCGGACCCGTATCGCCCTTCGGCCCGGCGGGCCCGGTAGCGCCAGGCTGGCCGGGCGTGCCGGCCGCCCCCGGCTGGCCGTCGGTGCCGTTCTTCGGCGGGTTGACGGCCAGGTAGGCGGCGACGGCGTTTGCGATCTGCGTTGGGGTCACCTGCGGCGGCGGATTGGACGCGTAGTAGCCGGCGACGGCAGCCGCAATGCTGGCGGCGGTCGGCGGGGTGCTGACCGTCGGCGGCAGGCTGGCCAGCACCTTCGCCGTGGCGGCCGCCACGATGGTGTCAGTCGACTGTGTGTCGGTCGGCTTCGGCACCGGCACCGTCGGCTGCCCGCGCTGCTTCAGCTGCTCGTTGGCCGCCTGCGCCGCTGTATACGCGTCGTCGGCGCGCTTCTTGATCTCGGCCTGCGTCTGCACCTGCGCCGCCGTGGCCGCCCGCTGATCGGCGATCTGGGACAGCGCTATCGAGCTGATACCGACCGACACGGCGACTGCGAAGACCGAGGCGATGAAGGCGGCTTTCCAGACGAACGAGGTGTTCGCCTTCCGGCCGAGAGCGTTCCCGAGGGTGGTCGCGGCGGCGCTGGCGACGACCGCGTTCTCCTCCATGGAGTTCCGATGCTGCTCGCTCACGGCCTGTCACCCCCGTTGAGCTTGGTGCGCAACTCCTCGACATGCGCACGGCACCGGCCGAGGTCGGCGTTCGCCCGGTTGGCCACTCGACGCGCCTCTTCCAGCTCCACCATTGCCTGCTCGTACCTCGCCCGTAGTGCCCGCGTTTCCGCTCGTGCCTCGACGGCCTCGGCGCTCTCTCGCCGGGCCTGCTCGATGATCGCAGTCACCGAGGCGTGCAGCACATCGGTAGGCCCAACTGAGGAAGACGGTACCCCCTGCGGGAGGGCGGCAGTGGCTTTGGCGTCGTTGTCAATCTCCCGTTTACGCTTCTTGCGGGCGCGCCTCTCTCCGCCCTGCAAGATGGCACCGGCGATTGAGCCCGCGACCGTGAGCCCGGCGACGACCACGATTACCCACGGGGGCTGGCCACTCAAGTCGGGCAGGGAATCCGCTGCCATCACCGTCCATCGATCCACAGGGGCAGTGTCACATATCTTGACGGTGCGTCACCGCGCGCTCAATCGGAGTAGACGGTCAGCGCGGAGCAAGCGCAGTAGATGAAGCCGGTGCCGGTCAGCACCTGGGCCTCGACATACACCTGTGCGTCGAGGTGGCCACGGAACGCGCTCACATCCATCGTGGTGTCGAAAATGACATTGCCGGACGCCGGCACCGGATGCCACGGGCCGACAACGTCGACAGCGCCGTCAATGCTGTGCATTCGCACCTGCGCGGTAACGCCGGCGTCGGTGAGAGCCCACAGCTTATAGTGCATGACAACACCAGTGCCCGAGTAGCGGCCCTCGAATAGGGTCCACACCGTGGTGGTGTTCGTCTTGGCGAAGTTGGCCGTAATACCATCGACCTTATTCATGGGGATCTGTTGGCGGGGGAAACTGATGCCGCCCTTATTCCTAGACTCCCCGAGCAGGGCCTGACCGTCCCAACTGGTCACTGCGATGGTCTGCCGCAGCGGTGATGCCGGATTGCGGTCGTACATCGAAATGGCGGTCATGTGCGTGGGGTCGTCGCGGACCAGAGAGAAACCCCTCTGCGCCACACCGCCCATGTTCGGGTCGGCCGGCAGGAATTCACCGATCCATAGGAAGTTTACCTTCGACCCGTCCACGTTGGTGTAGTTTCCGTACCACTTCATCAGACCCTTGGGGATGACCGCATTCACCAAGGGGTTGTTCCGCATGATCTGGTCAGCCAGCTGCTGAGCATAGGCGATGTTGTCGACCATGCTCGGCGGATACGGGGTGAACTGCGGGTATGTCATCGGCGTCCCCTCACGACGACGCTAGCAGAAGGTCCACCGTCTCGGACGCGCTGCCTTCTGGTGGCGTGATCGTCCAACCATACACGCGCACCAGCGACTCGAAGTAGCCCGACGAAGTGTAGTAGTCGGGTGGCCACGTGGCGTCGTTGGTGGCGAAGATCATCTGATCACCGATGACATACGAGCTATAATAGGGAAACAGGTCCCCCCGAATCTTCAGGTTCGCAATGAAAGCCTGATTGCTCAGTGACTGATACATCTGCTGGTAGCACTGATCGTTCAGGGTGCCAACGTCAGACACGTCGGGGTTCGAGAATCGTCCCTCGGTCTGCATGAAACCGAGATTCCATTCGTTGATACCGTTCGGGGTGTACTGAACCTGCGTTTTCACCTGCAAGTCCGAATAACCACTGCCGCGACCCCACACGATATTCGTCACATTTGACGCGTCGTTCTGCGGCGTGAACGACAGCACGTTCCCCGTTCCGTTCGTGTCGAACAGCAGGCGCGGCACCGGCTGAAGCTGGCCGATCTGACGGCCGAGCTTCGGGAACCCCAGCACGAACTGACACCGGAACGACTGTGCTGACTCGCCGTCCGTACCGGACAGCACCCGCGTGGTGGTGGTCCACTCATACGGGTTGGTGGCCAGCTGCGAACGGTCCTGGTGCGCGGACAGGAGATTAGTCTCCTGACCGTCCACGTAGGAGAAGGTGCGCGCCACACCGGTGGGGACCGTCGGCGGGTCAACGTTGATCCAGCCCGTGTTCGGGTTGGCCCCGAGGGGAATCTTCGACCACACGGCCGGGTTGAGCAGGTCGGCGGCGATCTGCTGTTGGTCGATGCCGTTCCACGTGATGGCCTGCGTGATCAGCCTGCGGGCCCACAGGCCGGGCACCGTGACGGCGGTGATCTTCATGCGGCCAGTGGCCGGCTCGGTTGGCGCGGCCACCACCCAGTAGTGCTCGACCCATGAGGTGCCCCACGTGGCCGTGGCCGGGTCCTGCGTGCTGCGCACGGCCACGATGCCCGTCATCCGGGGAACGATCTTGTCCCACGGATACAGGGCCCGCACGGACGGGTCGCTCAGCTGAAGCGAGCCCTTCAGCTGGCCGACGGCGCGCATGCCGACGGAGCACTGCACCCCGCCGAGCGGCAGTGGCGCGTTGCCGAGCACCGTCGGGTCGCCGTTGACGTAGTTGACCGGCCAGTAGGTCCACCGGACGTTGAG